GTCCTCGTCCCTTGATTACTTTCCGTGATCGACCCGCCCCCCTACCCTCCGTGACCCGGACTGAGCCCGGTTGCGTAGCTGAGAGTGAGGACGTTCAGTCGTTCGCGCCTTCGTTGCACGATCCGTGCTCGAGGTGATCGGGCTTGGATGTCGGGTCGACGCGTAGTCCACGACCGATCGGGTGTCCTGCGTGCAGGCGTTGGCTCGGCCACATCGGCTGACCGCAGCGTGGGCATGCGGTGCCAGGCACGAGTGCAGCTAGGAGGGCGTCGCGGATGGCGTCGTGCTGGGAGGTGTAGCCGCGGGCGTGCCGGTTGCCGCGTGCTCTGTCTCGTTCGCGGTTGCGTGTGCTTGAGCAGGCAGGGCAGCGGGATCCTGTGCGGTCGGTGGGCCGGCCGCAGCCGAGGCATGGGCGCAGTGGCATGGCCGCCTCCGTGTGCTGAGCCCCGGGTCTCGTGAGAACCCCGGGGTCAGCTTCTCCACCCCCTGGAGACGACGAAGGCCCAGCTCAATGGCCAGGCCCGGTCGAGTCAGCTTTCGGGCAGCCTGCATGGCTGCCGAAGTTGACCACACCCTAGCAGCCGATCACGCGTTTGCCTCCTGCGCTGCCCGTGTCGCGCGGTCGAGTATCTCCCCGAACAGGTAGGCCGGCGCCCCATCCACCTCGCCGTGTGACTCGACCCGGCCACGCTGCGCCCACATCACGATGGTCTTGCGTGATCGATCCCGGTTGCCGGTGAGCCCGAAGAACGCCAGCAGCCAGGCCGCCTCGGCGGCGGTGACGAGGTAGCCGCGCAGTGTCTCGCGCAGGTGCTCGCGGGCGTCCTCGACGATCCAGCTCTCGCCGCAGGTTTTGCAGGTGACGCTGGTCGCGTTCTCCCAGGCGTACATCGTGGTGCCGCAGTTGCAGACGCCGGCGATGCGCTGCCCGGGTGGTGAGTCGACGATGCGCCGGATGGTCTCGCCTGCTTCGCGCAGATCGTTGAGCGCCTCGGCCGCGAACTGCTGGTGCCGGATCCAGTCGAGGTGCTCCTGCAGCCACACCGCAGTGACGGCAACCTGGTGCTCGCCGCGCCCTGCCGCGGGCACGGTGTCGCCGCGGTCCTCCTCGACGGTCCGGGCCCAGGTGTTGACGTCGTTGAACGCGCCGGCCGCCCGCTGGGATGCGCCGGGGTCGAACGGCAGCCGGGTCGGGCGTAGTGCGCCGCGCTGTGGTTGCTCGCGGGAGGCGGCCCAGGCGAACACGACAACCCGCTGAGAGCCCCGTAGAGCTTCTGGGGGATCCACGGGTACGGGTTCGGGCGTTCTCGGGCCGCCACGGGCTGCGTAGCGGGCCAGGAGCGCCACCGTGGTCTCGACCTCGCCCGCCAGTTCGGCGCCCTCGAGCCGGCGGCCGGTCTCATGGGTGCACGCCTGACACACGTAGGCCGACGACTCGCACGGGTTGCCGCACATCGCGCAGGCGTAGTCGACGGTCACCGGCAGACCTCCGTGTGCTCCTCGGCGCGCTGCACCAGCCGCCGCATCCACCACCGCAGCACTCCGAGCAGCACTCCGAACCCGACGAAAGCCATGGCGTAGGCCCAGCCGTGGCCGAACTTGTCCCAGACGACGCGGGTGAACCAGCCGAGGTCGGCGGCGACCCACACGAACAGCAGCGAGAACCACCGGTTGCTCACGCGCCCTCCCTCTCGATCTTGACGACGCTGGCGTAGAGGTGGTCGACGCCGTCGACGCGGACGTAGCCGCGCTTGTGTGGTCCGGGGTCGTCGTGGATGTGGACCTCGATGCGCTCGCCTTCGTGGTCGTCGGGCTGGACGATGCCGTCGAGCAGGTAGATCACGGTGGCCTTCACGCGGGCTCCTCGGGTGCGTCCTCGCCGGTCACGATCGGCGCTCGGCTTCCGGCGGCCACCAGCAGCGGGGCGCGCTCCACCAGGCAGTCGTCGCAGAAGTCGTACTCGTCGCGGCGTCCGCCTTCCTCGCCTTCGTTGACGCTGATCACGACCTCGACGAGGCCCATGAGGTCGATGGCGCCGCAGCCGTCGCAGGTTGCTCCGGCGTAGCTGCGCTGCTCGACGGTGCGGGTCTCGTAGTGCTTCACGCCGTCCTCCGATCGGGGGTGAGTGCGCCGGCGTTCACAGCACGGCGGTAGGCGGCGCAGACGCCGAAGTAGGTCATGCCGAGGCGTTCGGCGATCTGCCGCCGGGTGTGGCCTTCGGAGCGCAGCAGCTGGTAGTCGGCGACGAAGTCCTGGCGGGATCGCATGGTGCGCCGTGTGGGGAACTGGGCGAGCGTGCCTGCCTGCCAGTGCTTCTCGTAGCAGGAGTCGCAGAGGCCGCGGGCGTTGACGGGGCGGTCGGGGTGGCAGGTGGCGGGCCTGGCGTGGACGAGGACGAGGCGTGTGGGTTGGGTGAGGAGGCGGCGTGCGGTGGCCTCGAAGTCGGCAAGCTGGTCGCGCAGGTCGGTCACGGCTTGCTCCGGCAGCTGATGCCCGGGTTGTCGCCGGGGTAGACGCAGCCGTGGGCCTCGCAGATGTTGCCCGCGCCTCGACGCTCGGCGGCACAGAGGCCGTCAGAGCCGCTGAGATCGTCTGGCCTATCCCGACCTACCCCTGAGCCCTGTTCGGCCGCGAGAGGCGTGCGGTGGAGGGCGGACGGGGCATCCTCGATCGCGCGCCACCCCGGCTCCTCGGCGGCGAGGCGGGCTTGGTGGCCGGCGTCGGGCAGGTTCTTGCGGTCCCAGCGCCGCGACCTCCATCGGCGGCACCTCTGGTAGCGCGACGGCTGGCCGGTGAGCAGCTCGTGGTCCAGGTCGGCAATCGCCTTGCGTCTCGCTGCCGCAGGGGTGAACCCGCGCCGGGCGAACCGGAGGCTGTCGGATTCGGCCTGCCATGGCCGGTGGAGCAGGTACTTCGGGTGGCGGGTCAGCACCATGCGCAGGTCGCGCCGGATCTTGCGCAGCCAGCGGCGGCGCTTGACGCGTTGGCCGTCGGCCTGGATGCCTCGGGCTATGAGCGGAAGCAGGCGGCGGTACTCGCCGATGAGGCGGGGCAGGCGGCCCCAGCCGATGCGGTACGGCTGGATGTCGGTCACGGTGTGGTCCTCCGGCTGTCGGGTGGGTTGGCGCCGGCGTGGCGGCTCACGGGGTCACCTCGCGGGCGGCGGCGTCCTCGGCGGCGGCGGGCTCTGCGAAGTCGGTCAGGATGCCGCGCACGAGAGCGCCGATCGCCCAGACGCTGCGGCCATAGGCCATGTACAGCGGCGGCCAGTCGTCGGCCTTGGTCTTGGCGGTGAGGTTCCACGCGCCGTTGCCGTCGTCCTTGATTTCGACGATCACGACGGCTTACCCCAAGCGCCGTCCAGGGCTGATCGGACCAGCTCGGCCAGCGCCTCGATCTCGTATTCGTCCAGGTCGTAGCTCTCGAGCATTTCGCCGAGGCCCATCCAGTCGTCGAGGGCGTCGGACCCCTGCTCTTTGGCGATCTTGAGGGCGAGTTCTTCGATGGTCACGTGGTTTCTCCTGACGCGAGGCGGGCTTGGTGCTCGGCGGCGGGCGGGCGCAGGTAGGCCACGCTGGCGTCCATGACCTCGCGCGCCTTCGCCTCGTCGATGACGTCGTGGATGGGCAGTCGGTGCGGGGCGTACGCGGCTGGCCACTTCGACCGCTTACCGGGCGTCACGTCAGGCGGCACCGACGCACGGACGTACTTGGGCCGGGGGTTCGAGAGTGGGCGCGCCGACCTGTCGAGCAGGCGGTAGACGACGCCGCGAACGAGAACGAGCGGGGGTGGCAGCGTGCTCACAAGGTCCTCCTGCTGTCGGGTGGGTTGGCGCCGGCGTGGCGGCTCACGGGGTGGGCTCGCGGGCGGTGGTGCGGTCGACCAGCGCGACGTCGTAGCCGAGCGCGTTGGCGTAGCGGATGAACGTGGCCGCATTCGGGGTGCGGTGTCCCATTTCCCACTCGGACAGGCGCACGGTGCGGGTGCCGACGCGATGGGCAGCGCCGAGCAGGGTGTGGCCGCGTTCCTCGCGGCGGCGGCGCAGGACCTGCCCGATCTCGCTTGGGGTGCGGATGATGATCACGATGATCCCTTCATGTCCTCAGCCGTGAGGAAGACGTCCCAAGGCCATCCATCGGGGTCGCCCCACATCAGTTGCCTGGGCCAGTCCCGTTCGTCGCGTGGCCCGCGCCATGGCCTGAGGTGGACGCGTTTTTTGTCCTTGTCGACCAGGGCGAGGCCGTAGCCGAATTCGGGCCAGCGCAGCAGCAGGCTCGATCCGACCGGGCGGACGTCGCGTTCGTTGATGGCGTTGCCGTGGCCGGCATGGGCTTCGATGACGAGCGCGCAGCCGACCGAGTTGCGTGCCTGGTCGAGAACTGCGACGGTGCGCCGGGCGGGTAGTTCTTCGTTCATGTTGGCGTTGTGCAGCCGGTAGAACGGGCCGATGAAGAGCACGTCCGGCTGGTGGGCTGTGACGCGTTCCAGCAGCCACGCGGCGTCTTCGCCCTTGGTGAGGTCGAGGCCGTTCGGTTTGTGGATGAGTCGCATTCCGCCGTCGGGGACGCGGTGTCGGGCGCGTTCGGAGGCTGCGGCGAGTTTCCGGAACTTGCGTCGCGACTGGCGTTCGGAGTTCTCGCAGTCGATGTAGAGCACGCGCCGGGGCTCGAAGGTCACGACCCGTTGGAACGGGTGGACGCCTGCGGCCATCATGACGGCGAGTTGGCGAGTGAGCATGCTTTTGCCGAGCCCTTCAGCGCCGGTGAGCATGAGCCGATCGCCGCGTTCGAGCAGGCCGGGTACAAGCCAGTCGTATTCGTCGTCCTCGGTCGCGAGGAACTGCCATAGGTCGGGTGCGAGGTCTGGCGCGGCCTTGACCGAGCTTGGCCAGATACGCACCAACTGGTCGATCCGGTGTCCCTTGCCGATGTGCTCAGTGACGTCCTTGCATCCGTCTGCGGCTTCGACGATCTCGATGTCGTCGGTGACGGTGAGCAGGGCGTCGCGGACCTGCCGCGCATGCGCCTGTCCGGGTTCGTCCTTGTCGGCGATGATCCAGATATGGGCGTCGCGGAAGTGCTCGGTGTATTCCTCGCGCCACTTCCCGGCTCCGCCTGGGTTGCAGGTGGCGACCAGGCCGTGCGCCTCGATGGTGTGGACGTCCTTCTCGCCCTCGCAGATGTAGACAGGCTCACCGCCGGTCACGGCCTCGATGACCTGCGATAGCCGGTAGAGCACACGCCGGACGTCGCCGAGCTTCCAGCGGTAGCCGCTCTTCGTTGTGGCGTCGGGCACGCGCTGGCGGAAGTCCTTGTTGGCTGTCCGGCAGACCTGGAACAGCAGTTGGCCGTGCTCGTCGCGGTAGTCGTAGACCGCGGTCGCGGGGCCGGCCGGCGTCCACACTTCGTCATCGACGCGGGATTTGGGTTCGCTGAGGTCGGCCCAGGTGAGGTCGAGCCGGGCGAGGATGTCGATCGGGTCGCAGTTGGCGTGGCAGTGAAGCACGACGGGCTGGTCGCGACCGGGACTGACGGACAGGCTGGCTTTGCCGTCTTCGTGGGCCGGGCACCGGGCCATGAACCCGGTGCCGGACTTCTTGACCGCGTCGAGTCGAGGCAGCACCAGTTCTCGCATTACGTCGGCGGCGGCCATCAGAAGACGTCCCACGGCATGACCGGGCCAGGCTCGCGTGGCTCGGGGTCGGGCACGTCATCCCAGCGTTCGCCGTTGAGCCAGGTGCTCGGGTGCGGCGTGAACTTCGGATCCTCGTTGCCGCGTAGGGCCGCGAATCGGCCGGCCCGCTCGATGATTACCTCGGGGTCGGCGGTCTTGATCGCTTTGGCCCAGGCCTTGCGTGCCTGCCCCTTGCCCTGACGGCGTGGATAGGCAGCCCAGAAGCGGACGAACTGGGGGCTGTCCGTCAACGGCGCAGCCGTTGATGAAGAGGTTTTGATGTTGTTCTTCAGGGACGGGTCGGGACGGGACGGGGGATTCGCCCCCGATTCGGGTGGGGCATCGGGTAGGTGATCGCTACCCGACTCGGGAGGCGATGGCTGTTTGCCCTGGCAGTAGCGGCACGACGCGTTCTTCCTGCCCTTGTCGACGTGCCACCGGCGGTGGTTACCCAATGCGCCACCCGATGACATTCCATCGCGTGCGGCGGTCGCTTCTTCCTTGGTCGGCTGGTACTCGGTCCAGTCGTGGAACTGGTGTCCTCCCCGGACTCGACGCCACAGCCCGGCGGTGACGAGCTTCCGCGCGAGAGCCACCGAGCCGGGGAGCAGCCGCGGCAAGGCGTGGTCGGGCACGAACCCTTCAGTCAGGTGCGCGCTAGACCAGGCCCCAGCGACTACCCACAGCCCGATCGCGTCCGCGTCGGTTGCGAGCACCTTGGGGTGAGCGTGGAACGAGTCGTCCACCTTGAACCACGTCATGCAGCTGCCTCGCCATGCTCGAAGCGAGCGCTGCGGGCTGCACCGTACGCGTTGAGGATGCGGGTGTCGTTGCCGGTCCGGTACCCGTCGCCGAGGATGCGCGGGCACCCGCAGGCGATCCGGCCCCCACGGCCCTGGAATTGGATGTCGAAGTGATCGCCCGACGGGCAGGCACACCATGCAGTGTGCCAATCACCGAGCATCACAATTTTCTGCTCGTACCATTCGTACGCGCGGGGCGGGCCGAGTTCGTCGACGGTTTCCGGGTCGGGGATTTGGCCGATCATCATGGCCGTTCGGCCACGGTCCCATTCGATGGCGACCTCGCCCGCGAAATGCTGCCACCGCTTGACGCCCTCGGGGTCGATCAGGTGGGGACTGGCCGGCTTCACTTCGAGGTACAGGCCGAGCACAGGCAGGTGAAAGTCAGGGAGATAGCGAGTCCGGCCAGGGGCCTTGGCTACGTGTCCGGGAGGCTGGTGAACCTCTGGCCACGCATCGACCGCGCCGTTCGGGTGAGCGGAGATCTTTGCCGCGTGGCGGACGTCATAGCCCTGCTCTTCGTACTCCCAGTCGAGTCCGAGGCGGGTGAAGAACACGGCCCAGCGGGCCTCTATGCGGGATCGGAACCGGTACCCGGCGTAGCGGGTTTCCAACGGAGCGATACCGGAGTTAAGCTGCTTCATGGCAGCAGGGGCTCCTTCCCGTAGTCGGAAGTGGCTGCCGGGGCAGGATTCGCCGGAAGTGTTACCAGCACTTCCGCCTGCCCAGCCCGTCCATTCTCCCGCTTCTTGATCTCTTTTCCAAGCGGCTGCGGGCAGAAAGCCTGGGACATCCGGTGGACTTCCTTCCATGCGCTGTGGATAAAGCTGTGGACATCCTGTGCAATTCGCCGGGGATGGCCGAATAGGCCGGGCATGACACGCCCGGCCACAATCGCCGAATGGTGCAGCCGGTGTCAGGCAGCCCCTTTCTCGTAGCAGCAATCGGCTTCGGGGTCGTCATACCAATGGACGCAGTGGAGTCCGTCAGGGCTCTGAGGGCAGGCCGTTTCCCATTCCGCCTGCGGCTCTTCGCTGGACTCTTCGGGCTCGCTCACGCCTCGCCTCCGTTCTCGCCGGCGCGTAGCTGCTGCACGTCGAGCCCGGCCGGTGCGGTCTCGGGGTGGTGGGCGTCGTTCGGCTCACCGACCAGCCCGCAGCGGCAGGTGAGACGCCCGTTGTGGTCGGGTGGGAGGCCCCGGTCGGGCTGGAAGACGCCGCCGCAGGCGAGGTGCAGGGCGGGCTTCACGACGGCCCTCCAGCCGCGACCCTGCGGTACTTCGCCGAGGACTGGGCGTTGGCCAGCTTGCACGTCAGACAGCGGCAGGAGTGGTTCTGATACGCGTACAGGCCGTGCTTGACGACGGCGGCGACGTACTCCCGCCCTTCCGCGCGTGCCGCGTCACGCCTGGCCCTGGCCAGGGCGCGGCGGTTGCGGCCGTAGGCGCGCTTCGCCGCCTTGCAGACGTCACACCGGCAGCCCGTCGTGTAGCGGCCGTAGCCGTGGTCGGCGGTCACCGGGCACCTCCGCGGTCCGGGTCGTAGCGCACGACGATCCGTTCGATCCGCCGATACATGCGCTGCTCGCCGGGGACGTGGACGTAGCCGCGGCCGGCGTCGGAGACGATGCCCGCGTTGTGCTGGCCGCTGGTCTCAACCGTGTCGGTCTGCATGACGCCGTCGATGCGGTAGTCGATCTCGATGCGGGTCACGACGGCGGCCCTTGGTCGGTGTCGTCCGTGCGACGGCTGAGGCGGTCGGCGTAGGCGGTGAGGGCGTAGCCTGCCGCTCCGGCCGCGATCCACAGCACGCCGGCGACCAGCAACGTGCGGACCATCAACTACCACCTCCCGCGCGGAATGTGGCGATGGCGTCGTCGAGCTGGGCGCGGGCGAGGTCGCGTTCCTGCATGGCAGCGATGGCAAGGTCCCGCCAGGCGCACGGCTCGCTCTTCTGGGCCTCGGCCAGGTCGGCCCGGAGGGACATCACGCGCAGGGTCAGCGCATCGCCCTCAGCCAATGCCGCCTCCCACTTCGCGGCCATCCGGCTGAGGTCCTCCTGCGACGCGGCGAGGTCCCGCTGGGTCTGCCGTAGCCGCTCCGAGGTGGACTCGCCGACCGCCTCACGCCAGGTCTCGGTCGACGGGTCACCGGCGGTCATTGCTGCTCCCGTTCCAGAGCAAGATCGCGACGACGGCCAGGCAGAGCAGCAGGACCACGCCGCCCGCGCTCACGACGACCGCCCGGGCACGACGGGCACCAGCTGCTGCGTCAGCCGCATGCGCCGGTCGAGCAGCCGATCCAGCTCGTCCCACTGCTCCTCGGTGCGCCGCCACGGCGGGATGCCGGCCAGTTCGGCCAGGCGGATGTCGACGCCCATGAGCGCGGCCAGCCTGGACACGCCGGGCGACTCCTGTGGCGGGACGTCATAGTCGACGCGGCCCTTGCCGCGCAGCCAGGCCCAGATCATCGGTCCCGCCTCCGATCGGTCTGCCAGCCGTACTCGACGACCTTGCCGCTGGTGATCCGCAGGTCGTGTGCCTTGAAGTTCGCGATGCCCCAGCGGCGCCGCAGGTAGCGGAAGACGCGGGTGGCGATCGGCAGGTGATCTACCGGGCCGTGGGCCAGGTAGTAGGCGAAGCGGAAGACCTCCGCACCGCCGGTCACGCGGATGGTCAGCACGGGCTCGCCGTGCTTGTTCTGGCGCAGGCTGGCCTCGGTCATCGGCCCGCCCTCAGCTTGCGGCTGGAGTGCGGCTCCTCGGCCTCGACGGCGATGGTCACGCTGCCCTCGGCCACGAAGCCCGACATCTTCAGGCACGGCTTACCCAGCTCGGCGGGACACACCGGGCACTTCTGGAACGACTCCCAGACGGTCACTCGGCACCGCCCACCGTGCGCTCCTTGCGCTCACGCAGCGCGGCGATCACCTGGTCGGCCTGGCTGCGCGTCAAGTTCGCGCTTGAGTTGAGAGTGCGGTCGTCGATGCCCAGGATCTTCGCGGTGATGGTCAGCCGGGTGTCCCGATTGGCCTCGCCGTCGTAGCCCAACTCGCGCCACAAGGCGTGCATGTGACGGTGCTGGTCCTGGCCGACAGGATCGTTCGGGTCGGCCTCACCAGGCAGCGGCGGGCGGGCACCACGCGGGCGCTGAGCGGCGCGCTGCGCGGTCCGGCCGCCTTCGGCCGGCTCCTCGGCAGGGCGCTGCTGACGCGGGCGCTGAGCGGCGCGCTGGGCGTACCGGCCGCCGGACGCCGCGTCCCCGTCGTCGTCCTCGTCCTCGGCTGCAATGCCGGTCACCGCGAGCAGCGCGTAGCGGCGGGCGTAGGTGATCGCCGAGCCCATCTTCTGCGGCTCGGACAGGTTCAGGGGATAGTCGCCGGTCAGGTACTCGCCGGACGGGACGTGCGCCAGGGTGTAGCGCAGGACGAACCGCTCACCGGCCATGGTCGGCAGGCACTTCCAGATGAAGCCGAGTTGGTTCAGTCGGGCGAGGACCACCTTGTTGACCTCGACGAGGTCCGCGTACTTGGTCTTCTGGTTGCCGACCTGGCCGGCCTTGCTCTTGGTCAGCACGGGCGGGTCTGCCTGAAGGGCCAGCAGGGCGTCTTCGAGGCTCTCGTGTGCGGCGTCGGCCATCAGAACGGCACCTCCTCGGCCGCCTTGGTCAGCACGTACTGCGAGGCGGTCGGCGGGACGATGACGTCGCCGACCAGGTCCCGCAGGCCGCCGACGACCCGGGCCACTTCTTTGATGTAGAGGAAGTCCCGGTACACATCGTCACTGGTGTCCAGCGGCACGAAGCTGTAGCCGTTGGGTCGCAGGTGGATGCCTGCGGTGAAGTCGACCTCCGGCATGCCGACGACCTCGCCGGCCTCGGTGATCAGCCACTCGGAGTGCCGGTAGGCGACCAGCTGCAGGGCGACGTCGCCGAAGATCCCGGACTTGGAGGTCTTCCAGTCGAGCAGACCCCGGGAGTAGCCGTCGGCGTCGCGGCCGATGTGCTCGTACTCCGGCATGTCCGGCAGCAGCACGTCGGCGATCAGGTCGCAGGTGCCGACGTGGCGCTGCGTCTCGGAGTAGACGACCGCCTCGACGTGCACCGCGCGGACGTCGAAGTCGTCGAGGAAGTGCACGCAGGCATCGACGTAGCCGGTCAGCTCGTCGGGCACGGTGACCTTCTCGCCCGCGATCAGCCGTTCGGCCATGGCGTGCACGGCGGTGCCCTTGTTCGAGGCGGCGTCACGTTTCTCGTACCGGCCGCCCTTGATCTTCTTGAGGCGTTCGGTCAGCGGCAGCGGGGCGAGGGCGTCCCAGTTGTCGACGGCGTATTCGGCGGTGGCCTCGCCTGCCCAGTTGAGCAGGGCGGGTTTGGGCATGCCGTCGCCGACGATGGTGGTAACGCCGGGCACGCGCTCGTTCCCGGCGTCGGCGTCCACGTAGTAGTGGCCCTTGGCGGTGTTCTTGCGGACGATCTTCACGCGGTGGGCTCCTTGGATTTGCGGGGGAAGGCGAGCGCGCCGGCCCAGACGAACGCGACGGTGCAGACGCCCGCGCCGAGGACGTCGCACCCGCCGCCGTCGGGGCTGAGCGCTCCGGTGACGAACCAGGCGGTGCCGTATGCGCAGCTGGCGGCGGCGGCGACGGCGGCGAACGCATTGGCGGCGGCCCTCATCGGGGATCACCTACGTAGCGCGCGAACACGGTGCGGACGCCCGCGTCCATCCGGGCCACTGCCTCGAACGAGCCGGTCGGGCGGCAGCACGGGTAGACGCCGCTGTTGATGTTCGCGGCCATGCCAGTGCCCGTGTTGCCGGTCGTTTCCAGGACGACGCCCCACATGCCCGGCATCTGGCGCAACTCCTCGGCTGCCTCGGCGAACTTGCTGGGGCGGCCGTGGTGGCCGCCTTGCGGTTTTCTGGGCGTCGGGTTCTGCCAGCGCAGGACGTGCAGCGGCTCAGGCATCGCGCACCGCCAGGCCGCGCTTGAGCAGGTCGCCCGGCTTCAACCCGAGCGCCTCGGCCAGCACGACAGCTTCACCGATCGCGACCCTCCGGCGTCGTCCCGGGGGGCAGCCGTGCCCGGTCTCGATCTTCTCGATGGAGGGGAAAGGGATTCCGGTGCGCTGGGCCAGCTCGCGCCGGGAGATGCCGAGACGCTTGCGGGCGGCGTGGAGGTTGTCGGCGTACAGGTCGTCGAGCGCGGCGATGCGTTCGGGGCGCTCGTACTGGGTGCCACCCATCAGGCGCTCACCGCCGCTATCGCCCACTGCATCCGCTCGGCGGCCCGCTCCGGGTGCTCCCCGAACTCGGCGGCCATGACCGCGGCGCAGCCCTTGACGCCGTTGTAGTCGCGGACGGCGGCGGCGATCGCGGCCTTCAGCTCGGCCCGGTCGTGCGGTTCGGCGGCGGACAGGGTGGAGGCGAACAGCGCCTCGGCGCGGGCAACGGTGAAGTCCAGGGCGGTCACAGGACTCGCCTCGCACCCGGGATCGGCGTCGCGTACCGCTTACAAACTGCGGCGATGTCGACGACCCGGCCGGGCTTGTAGTCCTTCGCGTGGACGCGCGGGGCGGTCGTGATGGTGCCGTCGTGGTCGAGCTCGAAGTAGTCGTAGGTGATCCCGCGGCTGTTCCCGGTGATCGTCTCTGAGCGGACGACGCGGATGCCGTACCCGTGGGCGGTTTCGGCCACAGCCGGGCACCAGCGCTCGCCGAACCAGTAGCTGGCCAGCTCGAACTGCTGCTCGATCTCGGCGACGGTGATGGCGCGGGGCTCGCGCTTGCGGGCGGTCACCGGAACACCACCACGGCAGCCAGGACCAGGCCCGCGTAGGCGCCGGCCAGCACGACAACGCCCGCAGCGATCGCCAGCCGCACCACCCACGGCGGAATCGTCTTGGCGTGCCGGGCACGCGACCACCGGCGGGCATCGGCCGGGATCACGTACGGCACCGACTTGCGCAGCAGCAGGCGCTCGGTGACCTCCCCCGGGCCGGCCGGAGCCAGCTCGCCGTCGACTGTCGCGGTCATGTCGTACTTCGGCGGGACGGGCTGCGGAGGCAGGGGCGGAGGCGGGTCCTGCGGCCCGGCCAGGCCGATGGTCTCGGGCATGTAGACGACGGTGTCGTCGATGTTGATCGTCTTGCGCAGGTAGCCGAACGGGGCGTCGGGCCGGAAGTACTTGCCCAGGTTCTGGGTGTCCTCGCCGGTCGTGTCGCGGCGGTGGATGAATATGCGGTCCTCGCCGATGGGGCGGTGGATGTCGCCGGAGTCGGCGCGGTCAATCAGGTCGGTCATCGGTCCGTCTCCTTGGCGGCGAGGTAGCGGGCAACGGGGCCATCGGCAGCAGGCTCTCCGGCGAGCGGGAAGCCCGCGATGGACCGCTCGGGCTTGTCGCCATCGGCGGGGAGGACGATCTCCCAGGGGCCACGGAACAGGCCGTAGGCGGCCCAGTCGCAGCCCTTGCGGTTGATCCCGGCGGCGGCGCGTTCCGAGGCGGACGCGCGGCCGATGCAGTCCTGTCCGGCGCGGGCCTGGTCGCCGATGGCCTGCCACTCGCTCAGGGTGGCGACGTCTTTGCAGGTCGGGCACTGGAAGGCGAACTTCATCGGGTCGTCGCCGAAGCGGAGCTTGGCCTCGGCCAGAAGCTCATCGACGGTGAGCCGAACGAGTTTGAACGTGTGAACGGCTGGCATCTCTTATGTCCTTCGATCAGAGCTTTGCGAAGTAGGTGGCCCGGGGCGCGGTGCTGGGGGGACGCGCCCCGGGCCGGTCAGCCGGTACGGCAGGTGTCAGGCCGCCGCACCGGGGTCAGCGGAGGTGGAGCAGGCGTCTCCACCACGGGCGAGGCGCGGGCCGGTAGTTGCGGCAGTGCGGGAAGCCGCAGGCGCACACGAGGTCGGCCATCACGACTCGCCGACTGCCTCGCGGTAGAGCGCATCGAGGACGGGCACCACCGGGCACCGGTCGTCATGCCAGGCGCGGTTCAGGCCGGTCGGAGCGCCGGGTATCGCCAGCGCGTCGCACTCAGGCGAGCACTCGATCGTCGCGACCGTCTCTTCGACCAGGCCGCCCTCGGTCACCTCACCGGTGTGCAGCGGCTCGCGGACGCCGATCGCCTGGGTGATCTCGCCGTCGTCGGCGGGCAGCACCTTGACCTCGCCGTTCGGGAGGTAGTACGTGCAGTTCCGATCGCCGTCAGCGCAGGCGAACGCGACGAACACCCAGTCGGCGCCCTGGAAGGCGTACCGGTCGACGAGCATCACCCGCGCCTCGCCGCTCCGTGCGTACGCGGGCAGGTAGCCGGGCTGGATGCGGTCGCCGACGACGAGCTGGTCGGCGCGCTTGGCAACCGGAGCGGTCATCGCCCGGCCTCCAACTCGGCGACGCGGGCGCGGAGGCTGGCCAACTCGTCATCACGCGGGTCCGGCGGGCCGGGAATCAGGGCGTGGATGGACACGTAGAGGTCACTGCCCGACGAGCAGCTCTCCGCCTTGTGCCGCCACCCGTCACTGTCCTTCTGGGTCTTGCCGGGCTTGCCACCGATCGCAACGCCGAGCATGTCGACCTCCTCGACCGTCTTGACGCGCGGGAGAATCGAGAGGCTCAGGTACGGCGGGCGCTCGCGGGGCGGCAGGGTGTCGAGAGCATCGGCGATACGGCGCAGCTCAGCGGCCGCGGCCTGGTAGCCGGTCAGTTCGGGTACCGTCTCGTTCACGGATCGAGTCCTTTCTCTGGGAGGGTTTGATCCGGCGGGCCGACCCGAGGGGCATTCGGGCTGGCCCGCATCTGTCAGGGGATGAGCCGAGGCGGCGGAGGCCCGGGCCGCGGCGGCGGAGGCGGACCCGGGTGACCCGGACGCGGCGGGCCATCACCGGCCTGCGGGCCCGGGTCAGGCGGCGGTGTCGGCGGAGAGCCAGGGAAGGGGCCATCCGGCGGGAACACCGGCAGCGGCTTGGCCCGCGGCAGGGTGAAGGGAACCGCGCCGGGAGCGCGTCCAACGCCCCCGGTGCGGCCCTCCGAGTCGGCGGCCTGAGCCGTCGGCTCACCCGTGACCACTGCCGCGCCACCAACGACGGCGCGCGCGGAACGCCGGAGCTTCTCAGCGATCACGGGAGTAGGGACCGGCACGGCTGTGCCGGAGTCATGCAGCGCGTCGGCCAGCGCCATCAGGTCGTCGGTCATGCCGCGAACCCCGCCTTCGGGCCGGACGGCGGCGGCGGAGTGGACGGGCCGGCAGGCGGATGCGTCACGACGCCTCCAGCAAGCTCTGCTGGTACGCCTCGATGGCGTCGACCGGGACGACCCGGCGGGAGCCGATCTTGATCGACTTGATCTCTCCCTGGTGGACGAGCTGCCACATTTTCGTTTTGCCGACGCCGAGCTTTCGGGCGGCTCGTGGCACGGAGAGGTTCAGGGGCAAGTCGCCCCCGCTGTTCCCGTCCGCGCCGTTCCGGTGCGTTCCGTCTGCTTGCATGCAGTCACAGTAGGCTGACTGCGCACATGGCGCACCTCGTCCTTTCGGATGATTACCGGTAGGTATTTCGTCGGTACCGTGAGGGCATGCAACGCTACGCAAAGCAGCGATACGCAACGGAACGGGAGCGCCATAGGCGTCGCCCCCTGCGTCTGCACATGCGGGACCAGAACCGGCCGCGGGACAATCGCCCCGCAAACGGCACTTACCGTGACCGCGTGGCAGGCTCCCCACTAACCCCCGAGGTCGCCCGCGCGAGGTTCTCGGCATGGGTCGAGCGCGCCCTTGAAGGCGCCCGCGCACAAGGACTCACCGACCGGGAAATCCAGCGCATCAGCGGCGTCTCGACCAGCACCTTCCACCGCTGGCGCCTCGCCGGGATCAAAGGCTTGCCGAAAATGCCCCAGGTCCGCGCTTTCGCCGCCGCGACCGGAGCCCGCGTTGAAGACGCCATGAAAGCACTCGGCATGACCGACGCGGACCCGGAACCCACCCCCGAGCCGCCGTTGCCCCGCGACGTCGTGACGATCATGCGTCGCCTCTCCGACCCGAACACCCCGGAGTCTGAGCGCGAGTTCATTCGCATGACATTGCAGATGCTCGCCGAACGCGCCGGCGGCAGGCGGCGTGACAGCGGCCAGGCAGCCGGGTGATGGCGCGCAGCAGATACCCGGCGGTCAGCAAAGGTGAAGACGGGCTCTGGCATGCCTGGGTGACCGTCGGGACCAAGGGCAACGGGCGCCCCGACCAGCGGCACGTGAAGCGGGCCACCCGCGCCGAGGTCGAGGACCGCATCGACGAGCTGCTGGAGCAGAAACGCGACGGCGCCGTCGTCAAGGCGGGCCGTCCGGGCACCGTCGCGCATTGGCTGACCACGTACCTCGACACGGTGCTGCCCAGCACCGGCCGATGCGACCCGGGGACCATCCGGGACTACCGGTCGAAGATCACGCACTGGGTGCTGCCGGTCATCGGCAACATCCGCCTCGACCGGCTGCAGGTCGACAACCTCGACGAGGTGTATCTGCGGATGCGTCGTGCCGGCCGGGCCGACTCGACGGTGCTGAAGGTGCACCGGATCCTGTCTCGTGCGTTCGAGGTGGCGCTGCGCCGGCGGCTGGTGCCGTTCAACGTGGCGAAGCGGCGGGATTCGCCGACGTTCGTTCCCGCGGATCAGTCGCCGCTGAGCCGGGAGGATGCGGCGGCGGTGCTCGCCGTTGCCGGTAGTGCCCGCTGGTCGGTGGCGCTGGCGCTCGGGTTGCGTCAGGGTGAGGCGCTCGGGTTGCGCTGGTCGTTCGTCGACCTGGACCGGGGTGAGATCCGGGTGTGGTGGCAGTTGCGGCGCCGGGCGTTCGATCACGGCTGCGGCGGGACGTGCGGGAAGCGGCGGGGCGGCAATTGCCCGCAGCGGGTGATGCCGCTGCACACCGGCGAGGTGACCGTGCTGGACCTGTCGAAGCCTGCGGACTCCGATCGGCGGACGGGGCTGGTGCTGAAGCGGCCGAAGGGCAACGGGCGGCGGACGGTGCCGCTGCCGGACGAGCTGGTCGCCGAGCTGCGCGCCCGCCTGGCCGCGCAGCAGGTCGAGCGGGCGCTGGCCGGGTCGCTGTGGCAGGACCACGGGTTCGTCTTCACCCGGCCGGACGGGCAGCCGATCGATCCGAAGGTGGACTACGCCGCGTGGCAGTCGATTCTGGCGGCGGCGGGAGTTCCGGCGACGAAGCTGCACAACGCACGGCACACGGCGGGGACGATCATGACGGTGCTCGGCGTGCCGATCGAGGTGGTGCAGGAGGTCCTCGGTCATTCGGACGTGCGTACGACTCGGGGGTACGTCCACGTTGCCTCGGAGATGGCGAAGTCGGCTACGGGGCGTATCGGCCGGGAGTTGCTCCGGCGGGCGGATACACCCTGACGTACACCCTTGATCTCCATGGAGATTGCAGAGAAAGGCCCCGTGACCTTGGCTTTACGCCTGGTCACGGGGCCTTTCTGTGTGCCGAGCCGCCTGACGGAATCGAACCGTCGACCTACGCATTACGAGTCTCTCGGTCCGTATGCCGCTGTATACCGCTAGCTGCCGTTGCGGCACTTCACGGCACCATCCGGAACGTTACGGCGTACACCCTGAGGCACACCCTGGGCCATGCACGGAGAGTGACATGTCAGCGGTTCCATCGGGCAAGAAGCCGGGCGATGCGCCGCGCCGCCGCCACCGACTCCTCATCCAAGCCCGACGGGATGGGGTCACTGCCGTCGACGATCTCCTGCACCCGATCATTCGACCAGTTCGCATTCCCCGGCCGGCTCGCCTCCGACGGGATCCTCATTGCCCGCCGCGCTTCCATGAGTGCGACGGTCGGCGACTCGTCGAACGGGGCGGCCGTTTCCGGCTCGGAGCGATACTCATGCCCGGGGAAGGCGACACGACCGATGCCGACGGTCTGCAGGTAGTCCAGGATGGCCTTCAGCTGCGTTCCGTTGTGCACCTGCATGATCACCGTGTGCATGCGATCCCCTCCCCTGAATCTTGAACAGGCCTCCACTTAACGCCCCGTTAACCTGTATCGCCTCCCCGTAGCGTCCCAGTAAAAATGCATGATGTAGTAAAGCCTTCAACCGAACGTACGACCCCATCTGTGCAGGTCCGCGCAATGCGGATCACCGTGCGATCGGACGGTGAGACCGCACGGCAATACCGTGCAGGCTCATGGCAGCGCCGCGCGTGGTCGGGCTCGCCGAGATCGCCCAGCGGCTCGGCATATCGAAGTCCTACGCGCGCGAACTGTCCCAGCGGCGCGGCTTCCCGCCCGGCACGAAGCTCACGCAAGGCTGGGTCTGGACCACCGCCGACGTCGAAGCCTGGATCGCCAAGCATCGGCCGCCGAAGGATCCGCACTAGAGCCGCACCGGGCGCTGACCAGGATGCTGCAGGCACCACGCGCAGATCTTGAGGCCATGGATGTCGTACTCGTGCTCCGGCACACCCTCGGCCATCCGCTCGGCGAGCTCCTCCACGCTGGTGCGGAAGATCTCCGCGCGGTGGTAGCTGCCCTCATACTCCGCACAGAAGCCGGCCGGCCGCTCCCAGCCGGCCGCCGCGTTCTCGGGCATCCACCACACGTGCCAGCCGGGATGGCGGTCTTCGAGGTCGGCGCACGCCCGCAGAGCACCCTCAGGCCACCCGGTGCGTCCGGCGACCAGGAGCCGGTTGTTCTGGATGCGGGCCCGGTCGGACGGCCACTTTGGGACCGGCGGCTGCGGCATCATGCCCGCCACCTGCCCGTGTCGTCGCGCCAGCCGTGGGCGAGCCGCTCGGCGGGGAACGGGCCGAACTCCTCGCCCGGCGGCCAGACGTCCGACAGCGTGACCATGAATCCGTCGTCGACCCGGCGGGCAACGCGCGCGTAGTGCTGGAAGGCGAGGATGTACACGTCTTGGTCGTAGGGCGGGAGCACCGTGACGGGCTCGCCCACTTTCGGTAGATCGGCCATCAGGCCGCCTCCTTCGCTGCGTCGAAGGGGGAGGCCCGGGCCGGGCGGTCGCAGGCACCGACCCGGGCCTCCTTCACGCGGCACCTTACGCGCTGACATGTCGCAGTGACAGGTGTTCATGCCTATGGCGTACGGTCAGGTAATCGGCACATAGCGTGCGAGACATGGCAGACCGGCGGCAGCTACCCCGACTTATGGGGCAGCAGGAGATCCGCGAACGCCTGGGCTACTCCCGCCAGCACACCGGCGTCATCATCGGCGCGAAGGGCTTCCCCGACCCGGCGTACGTGCTGGCCATGGGCCGCATCTGGCTCGCCGAGGACGTCGAGGCGTGGATTCGCGAGCACCGGCCCGAGTTCGCCGGAGACACGGAGAGCTAGGCGTCGCCCTCGCGTCGCGTCGAACGCTCAGGTAGCTCCGCGCCGGGCTTGCCGAGGTACCACCGCATGAAGTCGCGCAGGATCCCGGAGCGGCCGTCCGGCTCGCTCTCGGTCGCCTGACCGAACTCATCCCAAAGGTCAGGCTCGACCCGGATGGTTCGGCGGTCGGTACCTCTCGACGTCACGCCCATCAGGGTGTCATGACCGACCGAGGGATGGTGTGTTGTAGGTGTCATGACACCCATGTTAGCGTAGGTGTCATGACACCCGGCAACACGATCCTCTTGCTTGGTGGCTTCCTCGTCGAGGGCGTCGTCTTCTACCTCGTCATGCGCTCCGTCCGTCGCCTCACGAAACCGCCGCCGCGCGAGCCGCAGCAGCCGATACGGATGATCGCCACCGTCCGCCGTGAGCTGCCCGCCCCACCCCGGAAGGAGATCGCCAGATGAGGCTGCCAGGGATTCGCTGGGGTGTGCGCGGCGTGCTCATGCTGGGCGTCGTCGCGTCCACGGTCGCGAACGTCCTGCACGCCGAGCCGAACGGGATCAGCCGCACCATCGCCGCGTGGCCGCCGCTCGCGCTGCTGCTGACCATCGAGCTGATCTCCCGCATCCCGGTCCACCGGCTGTGGCTCGCCGCGACCCGGCTGTGTGCCGCGGCAGCGATCGCCGGGATCGCCGCTTGGGTCTCCTACTGGCACATGGCCGGCGTCGCCGCCCGCTACGGCGAGACCGGCTCGAGCCCGTACCTGCTGCCCCTGTCCGTGGACGGGCTGATCGTTGTCGCGTCGATCTGCCTCGTCGAGCTGGGCGGCCGGATCCGCACGGCCGAGAGCGCAATGCCGGAACAGCCGCTGCGGGTCGCGGTTCGGGTTGGGCCGATATACGACCACCGTCGGCCGATCGGTCCGATGCCCGCCCCGGTCAAGCCGCGATCTGGCACAGCGGGCGGCGATGATTCCGCAGCTCAGCGGCAGCGTGCGGACGAGCGGTCTGCACAGCAGAAGGAAGCCGTGGTGCGTGCGGTAAAGACGACCGACCCTGGCGCGTCGCTGCGGTGGATCTCCGCCGCGACGCTCGTGCCGGTGTCGACCGTCCGGAACATCTTGAGCACGGCGGCGGAACAGCCGCCGCCGGAAGTCAACGGCAAGGTGCCGGACCTGGAAGGAGTCAAGTAATGACCAAGCAGGAGCAGGCCGCGCGAGCCCAAGCGGAACGCGCCGCGGCACAGCAGCGCGAGTTCGAGCGGCTCCAACGCGAGGGCAACTCGCCGCTGATGAGCCTGGAAATCATGAAGGGCCGGGGACGTAGCTGACTGGCCAGGCGCGGCCGAGCCCCTCTTCCCCGAGGCTCGGCCGCGCATCCGCGTCTAACCAGGAAGGAGGCGGGCATGGCGGACCTCTTCCGCGTCTGGCTCCCCGTCGCCGGCGCCGTGGCAGCCGTAGCGGCCGACGAGGGGCACATGACCGGCGCCGGAATCGCCGCCGTGGCGCTCTGGCGCGCCCGCCGATACCTGCACGAGCGGCGATTCAGGCGCGAGTACATCGAGCCGACGCTGGCCGCGATGTCCCCCGCGCTCGGCCTGCACGAATCCCACGTCAGGCTGCACGTCGACCCGTCGCTAGGGAACTTGACGCCCAGGCTTGCGAAGCCGCTGTCGCCCACGGAGAAGTGGATCCGGCTGCAGTACGGCGAGCACGTCGAGCCGGTGTTGCGGTGGTTGCCCGAGCGGGCGCAGCGTGGCGCGTGGAAGGTCCAGGCGTGGGCACGGCCCGTGACGGCGAAGGCCGCACTGCTGCGCCGGCCGCGGGAGGACGCCGGCCCGCGGATCGAGCTGGTGGCGCGGACCCCGTATCTGACGAGCGAGCAGCGTCAGCTTGTGTCAGCGATCGTCAAGGCGAAGATCCCCGCCGGTGACCTGCTGGACTCCTGGCACCAGGTCGGGCCGCGGGTCCGGGTCGTGTGGACCGTACGGAAGCGGCCACCGTCGGCCGTCGGCCTCGACCACGTCCTGACGCAACTGCCCAACCTGAAGGAGTGGGAGTTCTACATCGGCCAGGCCGCCGGGGACGTCCCCGTGGTGGTGTCGCTGCGCGACGACTCGCCGCACATCTCGGAGAGCGCCGGATCGGGCGCGGGCAAGAGCGTGCTCGCCATGCTCATCGCCGTGCAGGTGCTGAACCGCGGCGGCCGGGTGCTGCTGCTGGATCGGAAGGGCTCGCACCGGTGGGCGCTGGGCATGCCGGGCGTCGACTACTGCACCAAGGCACCCCAGATGCACGACGCGCTGCTGCAGGTCTCGGCCATGGCCAACGAGCGCAACGACCTGGCCCTGCACGAGGAGGAGGACTGGGATCCAGGCCCGCGCACGCTGGTGATCGCCGAGGAGTTGAACGCGACGATCGCGCAGCTCGCGAACTACTGGGCCGACGTCCGGGAGAAGGGCGAGCCGAAGAAATCCCCGGCGATTGCGGCGCTGGCCGATCTGCTTTTCATGGGCCGCTCGGCGAAGGTCAACGTTCTGGCCATTGCGCAAATGCTCACCGCCCGGGCGATCGGTGGCCCGGAGGCCCGGGAGAATTTCGGCATTCGCTGCCTCGCTCGCTATACGGCGAACAACTGGAAAATGCTCGTGCCCGAGGCTGCGATGCCCCGCGCGTCGCGGACTCTGGGCCGCTGGCAGGTCGTGATCGGCGGAACAGCCATAGAGGTACAAGTCGCCTACCTCACCACAAAACAGGCCCGCGCCCTCGCGAACCCGGGCGCGGGGCTTGATAGCGCATTGAGCAGGGAAGTTACCGGTGACGGTAACAAGGTGACCTTGCGGGAGGCCGCAGACGCCAGGCTGATCCCCTGGTCGTACGAGGCGGCGAAGCAGCGGCTGTATCGGCGCGTCGGGAATCTGCCGGAACCGCGCGGCACGAAAGGCAAGTCGTTCCTTTACGAGGAAGCGGATTTGGTGCGCTGGGTGGAGAGCGTGAAGTCGGAGTCGGTGGGATGACGACCGCATTCCTGCTCGGCTTCATGGCCGGCGGCTTCGTGTTCTGGAATGTCTCGGTGGCGGTGGAACGGTTCCGGCGTGCCCGGCTGGACTTCAGCATGACTCGCCGCGGACTGCGCACGCTGGTCAAGATGATGTGGGCCCGCGGCGTCCAGGCGGCGAAGGGCTGCCTGCTCGCCGCGGGCGTCATCGCCGCCGTGGTGCTGGTCTGGCGAGGCCAGCACTTCCGGTAGGCGCGATCCGATCATCCATGCCGGGCCGCCGATCATCGGATTGACCGGGTTGCATGGATACCTCACCCTGTGGTCGCCCCATCACTCACCGATCAGGGACCGACCATGGACATCACCACGCCCGACCCCGCACCGACGAAGCGCCGCACCTGGATGTGGATCGCGCTGGCCGGCGCCCTGGTCGCCGTGCTCGGCTTCGGCGCCTACCTCGCCCTCGGCCGGAGCTCCAGCCCGTCGCTCGCCGACGCCGAGAAGTCCTGCAACGACGGCCGCACCGATACGACCGTCGGCGACGGCGGGAAGACGCTGATCATCAACGCGTCCGGCGACCCGATCAAGACCATCGTCGACACCCAGACCGAGGCCTGCGTGCTCGACTACCTCAAGACGCCGGCGGCCGTGCGGGCGCACATCGAGTCGACCCGGGCGCTCGACGGGCGGCAGACCGACGCCTGGGACGGCTTCACCGCGGCATGGACGTTCCACCCGGACAACGGCTTGGACATCACCATCCAGGCGAAGTAGTCCGGACACGCAAAAGCGCGCCGCCCCTCCCGGAGGAAGGGGCGGCGCTTTGTGTCGGTGCCCGGCGCTAAGCTCGCCGGATCGGTGCTAGGCCTGCTTGGTGCCGACCGCGCTGACCGGTGCGACGACCTGGGTGCGCACGAACGCCGCGGCGACGGCGCCGACGAACGACATGATCACGGCCTGGTTCTCGGCGCTGACGTGCAGCCCGAAGCCGATGGCGAGTGCGAGCAGGGCCTGGGCGACGCCGAGGAGGGCGGCGACCTGCCCGTCCCGCTGAACCCACACGGCGACGATCATCGCGGCGATGGCGGTGGCGGCGGCGTTGAGGACGGCCTGCTGCTCGCCGGTGAGGTGGAAGACGAACGCGCTGGCGAGCCGGGCCGCGGTGGCTACGAGCGTCAGCCAGAGCGCCGGGTCGCGCGAGAACTTGAACGACATGGCTTACCTCCGAACGTGTGTTCTAAGGTGCGAGGGTGGAGCGGGTCTTCGAGACGCCGATGCGCGGTGCGGTACGGCAGTGGTGGCGCAACGGTGACCCGTGGGATCAGCGCGCTACGCAGGTGTTCGTCGGTGAGCGCGACGGATGCTGGTATGCGCGCTGGCACGGCAGGCCGGGGGTTCTGCGCCCGGGCGCTGCGGTGTACGCCGGGCTGCACGCCGAGTGGTACGCGCGGGCCACAGCCAGGCGGTGGATGCGGACCGTCGGAGGCGATTGGGTCGAGGCCTAGCGCCCGTTCGCGGCGGCCGCGGGCGGGTCTATCGGGCCGATCAGCTCCCGCAGCCGCTCGATCGTCATGCCCGGCCGCCACGTGTGCCGGCGCATCGTCTGATGCTCGGCGATCCAGTGGTCGGCCTCGCGGGTCACCGCGTCGAGCTGGCGGCGCAGCTCCCGGACCTGGGTTCGCAGCTGCTCGACTTCCTCGCGGGCGTCGATCGCGTCCTGCCGTAGCTCCTTGACCCAGCCGAGGTTCGCTGCCTGCTGGTTGACGTCGTTGGCCCGCGACGAGGACCGGTAGACCAGGTACGCGGCGACCAGGCCGGGCACGCCTGCGATCAGCGCAACGACGATGGTTTTGTCCACGTCGTCCCCTTCTCGTCTCCCGGCTCCGGCCAGCTCGCGATCACGCTGACCGCGTAGGCGAGGCCGAGCCAGATCGCGGCTGATACGTACCCGCGGTCGACGCCGCCGAACAGCCACGCGCCGAGGGTGACGACGCCCCAGCAGATCTTCAGGCAGATCGCCGCGGCGTACCCGATGCCGTCGCGCCGGCAGAACGCCTGCCACAGGCACGTCACGCCGACGCCGCCCCAGGCCAGCGCCCACACCCACAGCGGCGCGATCTGCGCCAGCCACACGAACATCGGGACACGCCGGGTCACTGCATCCGGCGCCGACAGGCTCACCGCGTACACGACGTCGAGCGCGCCGAAGAACAGCAGCATCCGGCCCCGCTTGCCGACATGCATGGGCTACGGCTTGGCCAGCAGGCCGAGCGCGGTCTTGACAGCGGTCAGGTCGCATTGGAGCCGCTGCAGGTTGACCCAGAACAGCGACCGCTCGGCGTCCGGCTCAGCCGGGTAGCTGGAGTTCAGCACCCCGTCTCCGACCGGCGAATGCTGGCCGCCGCCGCTGGCGAAGGCCACGGTCGCAGCCTGCTTCTCGATCAGGGCCGTGATGTCTTCCAGGTCCTCGCGGGCGCGCTGGTCGAGCCGCGATTCGATCCACTCTTTGTCTGCTGCGGTGAGTGCCACGGGGATGTCCTCCAGGCGCCAGGAGGCCGTGCTGGCCTCAAGAAGGGTTTCGTACGAGGCGGAGAAGTGGCCGTGCTCGGTATGCGGCGACGCGCCCGTGTAGGTCTTCTGCACCCAGCCGGAGCTCGCCGACCAGATGCGCCGGTTGTAGATCATGTAGCGCAGGCGCTTCTCGGCGCCGGACCGGCAGCGGGCGAGCAGGAACTGAACGACCTTCTCCATGGTCAGGTCGGATTCGCGCAGGTTGTTGTCGACGTCGATCGCGTGGACCTCGTTGATATGGTCCGCGTCGTGGATCGGGACGCTGCCCTCTTCATCCCGGTTGTGGTCTGACACCTCGTTCTGGTGCGCGAGGTCCCCGATCGAGCCGTCGCTGGCGTGGTCACGGGACGGCGCGATGCGGTCGAACTCGGCGAACAGCACCTTCAGGCAGGGAATGAGAACCCAGTCGGCCATCAGTGGCTCCCGTTGTAGGCGTCGATCTTCGCCTTGAGGACCGCGGGCGAATCGGTCTCCGTCGCCCCGTACATCGCGAGGTCCTCGGGCGGGATCTGCAACATCACCCACCCCGGCCAGTCCTTCGCCCCGCCGGGCCCGGTGTCCAGCGCGAGCCCCAGCCGCTGCGCGAACGCCGCGTCAGTGGCCAGATCCGGATGCAGGTCCTGGATCACCTTCAAGACCATCGAGATCAGGGCAAGCAGCTCGAGGATCTGCAGGTAGCGGGACCGCTCCGTGCCCAGCACGCCGGTCCCCACCACGGTCCGGGAGTTGTGCATCGCCTTCAGCAGCGGCGGCACGAACAGCGCGGAATAGTCGGCCACGGCAACCTCCTAGAACGGGATCACGGACAAAGTTCTCTGCTGGAAGGAGCCGGTGCCCGTGGAGACCTTGTACTGGGCCTTGAACGTCGTGCTTCCGGCCGTCAGGCCGGTGTGCAGATAGGCGCGTCCCGAGGCGGTGTAGAGACCCGACGCCGATCCAGCGGGCTGGAACGAGGACGACGTCAAGTCCTGCGCGGCCGCCGTCGTCGCCCCGGACATCGAGTACGACATGAGCGCCCGGGCGCCGCCGGTGTCGTTGGACAGCCAGCCGGAGAAGCACACCAGCGCGGCAACGCCAGTAGTCACCGTCACCTGCGGACCGACCGTCGTGAGGTCCGCGTAGCTGGTGGAGGTCGTGGTTTGGTTGGTGGCGATCGCATCCGAGGCCGGCACCCGCTGCGCGATCGCGTTGGAGCCGGTCGCGACGAAGATGCCCGTGGCTGTCGTGGCTTTCGCCGGCGCCGTCTCGAGGAGGTTGTCGCGTACAGAGGCGTTCCACTGCGCCGCGGTCAACGTCGCGTTGCTCACCGCGGTGAGCGGCACCGACCAGGCCATCAGATCTCCTTGCGCAGGTCGTTGACGATCTCGTCATCGGTGCCGAGCTCGCGAAGCTGGGCGATAAGCTGAGCACGCTTGTCAGCGACCATCTGGGCGTCGGCCTCCTCGCCGGCGGCGGTCTCCGCGCGCAGATCGTCAGGCGCCTGGCCGTGCGGGTAGCCGCCGGCGAGCGCCAGCGGATGGCCCGGAGGAAACCAGTTCTTCCGCTTATTGCTGGTCCGCTCGGCGAGCGCGGCGAGGATCGCAGGCATATTGCCCGGCCAGGCCAGATCGCTGACGTGGCCTGGGCAGCCGTTGCCGATACAGCAGGTCATCTGGGTTTGGCCGATCTCCACCGTCCGGGCGTCACCACACCAGCAGTCAGCGATCGCCCTTCCCCAGTTGACATAGACCTGCGCAGTCGGCATGAGACCCCTTCGATCTGCTAGGAGGCGAACACGCCGTCGTTGAAACCGCGCCCGGCGACGTCGAAGACGAAGGCCGTGGCCGCGTTGTCGATACCGTCGGCGACGAACGCGCCGTCGTTGAAGCCCTTGCCCGCGACGTCGAAGGTGAGCGCGTTGGCGGCCTGGGTGGGCTGCGGCGGCTCGCAGGTGATCGTGAGCCGTGAGCTGATGCCCAGGCTGGTTATCTCCCGCTGCACGCGTTCCACGATGAAGTCGCCGCTGACGCCGATGATGTCCTCGCGGACGGTGATCCGGTCGGAGATCGTGCGGGCGGCGAATTCCTGCAGGTAGGTCGTGTTGATCGCGCCGTCGATGGTGAAGGTGATCACCGGCCGGGCCGTGGCGTAGGTGGAGACGATCCGGTTCGCGATAGCTTGCGCGTCGTACGGTCCTGCCCACGGGAGCGGCTGGTCCCACGTCTTGCGGCCCTTCGAGAGCACCGACCCGGCATCCTCTGCGGTGACCTTCACCGTGCGGGCCACCGTGAGCGGGTACGCGCGGACCTGCAGCGTCGCCACCGTCGCGTCCGTGCCGCCCGCGGTTACGGAGATGGTCAGCGACTGGCCGGAGTCACGGTCGAGGGTGACCGTGATGCTGCCGCCGAGCAGCGTGTAGTCGGTCTCGTCGGGGGTGAACGCGCTGATGAAGGGGTCGTTGGACTGGGCGAAGATCGTGGTGGTGGTGCCGGCCGGGACGACGAACGGGGAGTCCGTCGACCACACTGCCGCGACCGCCCCCGGCGCGCGAACGTCGATCTGGAAGGTCGCGGAGTTCACGATGTTGCTGCGGCCGTGGTCGTAGCTGATCGAGTCGCGGAGCATCTTGAAGTCCCCGCCCGGGCCGGTGCCCTCGGGGTAGATGTGCGTGTAGGTGGCCTGACTGGCCGTAGAGCGGCTGTTGAACATCCGGTGGTGGCGGTCCTCGAAGACGCACACACCCTGGCTGACGTAGGCGATCGCCGGTGGGCCCTCGCTGTCGGCCAGCTCCTGGATTGCGTCGGCCGCGGTCTTGCCCTCGGCCCACCAGTACTGGACCGCAGTGGCGCCCGGGTCGATGGAGCGTTTGCCGGCGGGCCAGCCGACCTCGTCGAGAATCGCGTTGATCAGGTCGCCGGTCCGATAGCCCTGGTAAACCTGGGTGGAGATGGTCTGATTGGCGACGAGGCCCCAGGCGTCGATCAGCTTGCCGGACAGCGACCAGTCGCCCGGGTTGTAGGTGAACTTGTCGAGGGAACCGTCGAACAGGTTCGTCGTCGACCCGGAAACGGTGAGATCCAGGCGGCCCGGCACCCCCGGCACGACCTTGCCGTACAGCGGTGAGGCGGTCCGGTCCGGCGCGTACACGCGGGCCGAATCGTCGATCTTGAAATCGAGGGTTCCTGTGGGCAGGTCCGCGGCGGCGCGGGAGGTATCCCGCCCGACCGCGATCGTGATGTCGGCGTCGGCCGAGACCGAGGCGTCCTCGTACGGGTTGGCGAAGGTGCCGGCCCGCGACCAGTCCAGCCCCAGACGGTATCCACGGACGGTCATCGCTTGATCTTTCGTTCGCTGACCGCCGTGTTGTAGGCCTCGACGACCAGGTCCACGGCCTGCCGCTTCGACGTGATCACCGCGTTGTGCAGGTGGATATGGACGTCACCCCCGGCCCCTGGGGTCACGGTCTCCGCGCCGTGCTCACCGAATGAGTACGTCCGGCCGCTCGCGCCGATGCCCACGACCGGCTCGCGGATGACACCGCCGTTCGCCATCGCGATGTGGTCGTGCGGGTTGCCGCCCGCGAAGTTGTGCTGGTTGTAGACGAGCGGGCTGTACGCGTGGCGGCGGCCGTTCTGGATGTTCAGGTCCTGCCAGGGAGAGATCAGCTCCTTGGTGCGCGACATGTACCGCTGGTTCCACACCTCGGCCAGCTTGCGGTTCCAGTGGAAGTCGACCGCCCGGCCCAGCGCGTGATAGGACACGTTCCCGGTCAGCGTGCGGGCCCCGGGCCGATCCTGCGACAGCACCTCGATGCCGGGCACGATCTGCCGGGCCGCGCGGACGATCCAGTCCGACGTGCGGCCACCCGCCGGGACCGGCAGCACGACCTTCGCCTCGACCTCGGACCTCGGCGGGATACGCGTGCCGGCGGCGTTCGTGGTGACCTTGAACGGCCGCTGCTCGACCGGGTAGTAGCCGCCCGCCGCGAAGCCGTTGCGGCCCGCGTTCAGGTCCTCGAGCATCTCCCGGTGCTTACCGGTCTGCTGGGCGTTGACGATGAACTCGCCACCCGCCAGGCCAAAGCCGTCCCCGCCCGGGCCGTGGCCGCGCAGGTTGTCGACGCCCGACGGCGGGCCCGGAAGCCTGCCGGAGAACGGCGCGTATTGGCCACCCTGCGCGTAGCCGCCGTACCGCTTCGCCGGGCCCTTCTCGCCCTTCAGCTTCGCAATCTCGGAGGCAATCGGGATGCCGTCGGCCAGCGACCGCTGGAAGACGTACAGGTCCCTCAGGGCGGAAACGATCGAGTCGACGCCGGCCACGACGAGTTTGGTGGTCTTGCCCTTCGGGATCGACCCGTACGTCGTGACCAGCTTGTCCGTCTCGGTCTTGCTCAGGTGAGACTTGGCCGCCTCTTCCTTCAGCGCGGCGATGCGGGCGTTGTGCTTCTTCGTCGCCTCAGCGATGCCGATACCCGACTGAACGTCGGCGAAGTACATGTCCTTCGACGCCGACGCGACCGCCTCGAGCGCGTCCCGGTTGGACCGGCCCGCCGCCGAGTGGATGTTGAGGGTGCGGCCGTTCTTCTGGATCGAACCGGACAGGGCGTCCCAGCTGGCCTCGTACGCCTCGTTCGCGTCGATGGCGGCGATCTGCGCCCCGTACAGGTTCTGAGTCGCCTTACGCAGCCCGTCGACGATCGCCGCGGCCCGGCCACCGGCCGGGGCCAGGGCGGCGAGCGAGTCGTTGTAGGCCTTCTGCGCCTGGGTGGCGACGTCCTGGACGGCCTTGACGTCATCCTGGGTTGCCACGAACAGGCCGTTGGCCCGGGCCGCCGCCGCGGCAGCGTCGCTGTTCTTGGCCAGCGCGAGGACCTGCGCGGCAATCGCCGTGGCCGCGCCGGCCGCGCTTTCGGTGACGTTCTTGTTGATGCCGACCAGGCCGGCAGCGGCGAACTCGAGCTCCTTGAACTTGCCCGGCAGGTAGGCGATGATCCCGTACAGCTCGGTCAGGCCGCGGACCAGATAGGCGGTCGCCTCGATCAGCACGCCGGCGACCTTGGCGATGTTCGTCAGCGCACTGGCGGCATCATCCGAGTCGCCCGAGATGATCGAGAATGCCTTGCCGACGGACTCGCCGATGATCGAGAACGACTTGCCGAGCGCGTCGATCACCGGCTTGCCCTTGGTGACCAGCGACTCGAAGCCCTTCAGGATCCCGTCCACGCCGTCGAGGGCACCGTTCACCAGCGGCTGCACGAAACCGGACGAGTCCGAGAAGATGTGCTTGATCCGGCCTTCCGCCGAGTCGAACCGGGCCTCGATCTGCCCGATCGCGGCCAGGACCGGCTCGACGAACGGCTGGGCATCGTCCTTCAGGCTGCTGAGCAGCTTTTGCCCGATCTCCGCGCCGGCCGCCTGGACCCGCGGGTCGTCCTTGACCAGCAGCAGGCCGCCGATCACGCCGCCGACGCCCGCGCCGCCGATCACCGCGGCCGAGATGCCTGCGGCGACCACAGGGGCCGCGGCCACCGCGGCGATCACCAGCTGAGGCGAGACCGGCGCCGACTCCAGCAGAGACCCGAGCTTCGACGAGAACCGCGTGGCGAATCCCGCCGCGGCCTCGCCGCCTCCGTCGCCGCCGACATCGCCGAGCTTCTTCTTGAAGCGGCTGAGCTCCCCGAGTGCCCGCTCGGTCTTGATCTTCACCTCGACGGTGGCCGAGTCCCGGGACAGCCGCCGCAGCTTCTCCTCGGTGGCCTCGATCGCGGCGAAGGCCTTCTTCGGGTCGGCCTTGATGTCGATCGGATCCAGGTCGAGCCGCTTCAGCGCCCGGTTGAGCTGCCCGCCGACCTGCCTACCGGCCTTGCCGCCCGGGTCCTGCTTGGCGAGGTCGGTCTTCAGCTTGTCGTCGAAACCCGTGACATCAGGCTCGACCGGAACGTAGGCGCGACGCAGGACGGTCACAGGCCACCGCCGGCGATGGTGGCGCCGTTCTTGATCGCGGCGGGAACGAGGTGCGGACGCGGTACTGGGTGCTGTTCGGTGCCTTCCTCGACCATCTGGCCGTAGAAGGCCTTGTCCCCCCAGCCGACCGCGAAGCCCTCGATGCCGGTCTTCAGGTCGGTGATCTCCTCGACCTCGATGTGCCGCGCCAGGTTGCCGGTCCGCTTCGGCGCGAGGGCGCGGGCGTCCTTCTGGATCGCCTTGGCGAGCTGGCGGCAGACCTCCTGCGCCTGCTCCGAGTTGGCCAGTTCGCGCAGCGCCCTCGGGTCGGTCGGCCGCTTGTCCACTTCCATGACCGCCACCTCTTTCACTCGCCGCGGCCGAAGGAGTTGAAATGCTCGGCGAACGCCCGGAACCGCTCCTCGCGGGCCTTCTCCTCGGCGATCTCCGAGGTCAGCACCGGCGACGCCAGCGCCTCACTGAACGCCCGCACCGGGCAGCCCCCGGCGCACTTGCCGCCGCACTCGGCGTCGTGATGGACCGGGCGCAAATGCTGGTAGGCGATGTTGATGAGCAGGCGTCCGGACACGTCGCTCAGCCAGGCGAGGCCGCGCCGGCCAGGGGTCAGGCCGGCGAGGCCGGGGAGTCCGAGGCAGAGCCGCTCGAACTCGTCGAAGTTGGCGACGATCCAGTGGAGGAGGTGGACCGTCGCCCGGTAGGGCGGCCCGCTTCTGCGCCGAGGATCACGTACGCAACCTCGGCGAGATCCTCGGTGTCGACGCCACTCTCGAGGGCCAGCTCATAGAAGCGCTGCCACTCGGAGTCGTCCTCAGAATCGGGCGCGGTCAGGGCGCGGCGGATTACTTCCCGCAGGGCTGCCGCCCCTTCATTGCCGCCGACGACGCCGCTGAACCAGGCGCCGACGGTCAGCTGAAGCATGCCCGGGATCCGGCCGCGGACGGTGAAGGTTTCGCCGCAGAATTCGAAGGTGTCCGGCTCGGCGGATGGCTCGTGCTCCCGTTTCGCTGCGGCGAAGCTGCCAAGTGATGCCACTGTTTCTCCAGCCCCGATGTCCCGATGAAGTGCCCGGCCGCCGTCGGGACGAGCGGCGGCCGGGCACGAAAAAGCCCCGCGGTCGGCGGGGGCGGCGAAATGGTGCGGCAGGTCAGCCGAGCGCCAGGTTGCCGGCGGTGAAGCGGTGGTACGGGGTCGTATAGCCGGTCGCCGGGATCTCGGCGTTGAACTCGAAGCTGAGCCCCGCCTTGGTCTCGAAGTTGCCGCGCACGTACTCCATCGAGCCGACCTGGAACACCTGCGGCCACACGATGATCTCGTCGTCGCCGTTGCTCTGGAACGCCAGCATCACGCGCACCTCGGAGCCGGCCAGCGGCGGCGTGTACTCGGACATCTTGGTGCCGGTCGTGCCGGTGATGGCGATCGTGCCGCCGTTACCGACCAACTTCCAGTTGATGTCGGTGATCTCGTTGAGCACGCCGGCGACGCGGCTCGACTTGCTGGTGACGACCGTGCGGACCGGGTAGAGGGACTCGGCGACCTTGATGTCGGACGTCTCGGTCCCCTCGGTGTAGGTGATCCCGGCGTCGGTCGATCCGACGTCCACCCAGTTCGTCCAGGTCGGGCTGAACTTCGAGGCGGCGACGGAGAACGTGGGGATAGTGGTGCCCAGCGGCGCGTAGCGGATCCGGCCCGGGCCGGTCTGGACGGCCGCGGAGGTGATGGGGTTGATGGCCACGGGTCAGCCCTCCGTCTGCTTCGCGCCGGCGCGGGCCGCCGGGGTGGTCTTGCCGCCGAAGTCCTCGGCGGGACGGCCGGTGATCTCGGCCTTGATGGCGGCGGCTTCCGGGCTGTCGTCGACGACGACCAGGTCCTGCCAGCCGTTGGCCTTGACGGCGTCAGGTTCGATGCGCTGCCCCCGGGTGTAGGCGAGGACGCCACCCCAGGGGATGTCTTGCTTGGCGACGTACGCCACGGGTTACCTCCGGAATCAGGGCATGACGGTGAGTGCGATGTCCGAGCGGTATCGGGCCCGCCCGGTGTCCTCCGCGGGCGTCCACAGCCCGGACAGGCGGATCGCGACGCCGGTCACACGGCCGCCGGTGACGGCTTGACCGACGAGGTCGAAGACGGCGGCACAGACTGTGAGGTCGAGTGTCTTGGCGTCGGCCTTCGCGCCGACTCCGCTACCGCCCCACGATGCGATCGAGAACTCCGGCGCGGCTTCCCATGGCCAGGGCTGCGGGCCGCCGAGGACGGTCACCTGCAGGCACGCCAGGTCCGACTGCAGCTCGGTGCCGACGCGCGCGCCGTGCAGCGGGACGAGGCTGGCGTGCGCGGCGAGGAAGGCAACCAACGCGGCCTCGGCGTCCGGAAGCGGGGTGAACGTCACGGCTCAGTCCTTCGTCGCGACACGGCGCAGGTAGGCACGGACGTGATGCAGCTGGCCGCGGACGTATGAGTGCATGACCTCGCCGTCCACCTCGTAGGTGAACCCGTCTGGGCCGACCACCCGATCCGTCGCCTCGAGATCCAGGTCGGGATTGCCGAAGACATAGGCGCGGGTGATCGTTCGCGGCTCGTCTCCGATCACCTCGGCGACCGACTTGTGCGACCACTTCACGCTGAAGTCCGTGCTCGTCGCGTTGCCCCAGTCGCGGGCCTGGTTGCCGTAGCCGCCGGAGGCGAGTGGTGCCCGCAGGCGGGTGATCGTCTCGTGCAGGATCACGATCAGACCGTGACGCGCAGGATGCCGTTCGCCGACCACACGATCGTGAACGTTCCCGCCGTCACCGACTGGGAGCCGCCGAAGTAGTTGAAGCAGACACCCTGATCGGCCACGGTGCCCGCGGTGATCGTGTCGTCATAGACGAAGCACCCGAACACGCTGGCCAGGGTGACGTTGCCGCCGCCGGCCAGGTCGGCCGCGTCGAACATGGCCACGCCGGAGCTGGGAGTCGTGAAGGTCTTCGACGCCAGCGCCCGGCCGCCGCTGACCCAGTTGGTCGCGTCCGTGACCTCGTTGGTGGTCGTCCACACGCCGGTGTTGAAGCCGGTCGAGGCGACCGCGGCGTCCTTGTCCGGGGTGATGGAGTTGTTGTGCAGCGACACCTTCACCGTGTCGGAGTCCAGGCCGGTGAAGCCCGTCCCGGCCGCCTGGTAGGCGGTAATGAGGAACTCGCGGAAGATCGCGCTCGCGGACCAGGCCATCAGTTATCTCCATCTTCGGCGCGCAGACGCGCGAGCTCCTCGCGGGCTGCGGCCAGGGATTGCCGCATCCCCTCCAGCTTTCGATCCGCACACTCGGGGTCGTCGACCAGCGCCAGGTCGACGCCGGCAACCTTCTCCTCCATTGCGGCGACCGCCTTCTGGGCTTCCTCGATCGCGGTGGCGCGCTGCCAGACCAGCAGTTCGCGTTCCTCGGCCGCCGACAGGGGCGCGCCGACCTCGACGGCTGCGTTGAACGCGCCTCCGCCCGCGGTGGAATGCACGTCAGCTCCTCAGGTTCACGGTGGCCGTCGGGGCGTAGACCGCCGCGTCCGTGCCGTCGTCTCGGGTCGTGACCACGCTCATCACCGGGCGGCCATCGCCGTCGGTCTGCACGAGCTGGCCGCCGATGTAATCGGCGCGCTCGACCGCCTCGACCTTGCAACGCGTCCCGGCCGGAACCATCGGCGCGCTCAGCCCGGCCAGGCCCCGGCAGTTGTGGAACCGGGTGTGCGGGGATGCCTCGTGGGTGACGTCGGTGTGGTCGCAGTTCGGGCACTCCCAGCGCCGCTCGGCGGCGAGCGCGAACACGCCCATCACGCCTCCCTAAGGCCGCAGGGTGACGCCCGCGTACGGGCGAGACGTGGTGCCGGTGTTCGGGCGAGACGTGGTGCCGATGAACGGCCGCGGGATGATCTTGCGGACCCGCGCGTCGTACGCCGTTCCGGTCGCCGAGGCCACCCCGGCGTTGGCCGCTCCAGGTGCACCCAGAACGACCGTGGCGTCGTACGCGGCCGACGTAGCGGCCGCCACGCCCGCAAGCGTGGTGATGGTGATCGTCGCGTCGAACGCCGCGCCGGTCGCGGCCGCCACACCTGCCGGCGCGTCGGTCTGGGCGGCCGTCGACACCGTGGCGTCGAGCGCGGCGCCTGTTCCTGTAGCAGCCCCAGGCTGGACGGCCAGGGCGGCGGTTGCGTCGTTCGCCGTGCCTGTACCGGTCGCCTCGGCCGCGTTGATTCCGAGCGCGACGGTGGTGTCGGCCGCCGATCCTGAGCCGGTGGCTTCGGCGGCGTTGGCGTTGACCGCGCTGGACGTGGATACGGTGGCGTCGTTGGCGACGCCTGTGCCGTCGGCGGAGCCGGGGAAAGCCGCGATGGAGCCGACGGCATCCGGCGCGGATCCCGTGCCCGTCGCCTCGACCGCATTGACCGCGAGGGCGGCGGTGGCTGCGAGGGCGGATCCGGTGCCGGTCGCTTCGGCGGCGTTAGTGCCGATCGCAGCAAGGGCGTCCTGGGCAGATCCGGTTCCCGCGGCAACATCGGCCGGCGCATTCGTTGCTCCGCCGACGCCGTGGATGAACCGGCGGCGGACGACGGGTCGGCGGCGCTGCGGGCCGCGGCGCGGCCAGCCCATCGGCTAACCCTGTTCTCTGACGTACAGCGTCCCCGACATCGTCAGGGAGTCAGCGGGGGCTGCGGCCAGCCGGACGACCAGGCTCGTGTCAGCCTGCGTAACGCCCCACTCGCAGCCGTCCGGCAGCCACAGCTTCTCGCCCGAGGCGACGTGGAAGGAATCGGCGTGCACGGTCGCCGTCGTGCCGGTGTTGGCTGCGGTCGTGTTGCACGTCTCGGCCGAGAACCCGGCCGCCGTGTCCGACCGGCCGAGCGGACTCGGGGTCGGGGTTGCGCCGCCGGATCCGGAGGTCGTGAAGCCGCGGATCACCGTGTACGGAAGCAGCTCGGCCTGGGCGTCGCCGAAGTCGGAGGACTGGCCGCAGAAGAAGCCGATGACCTCGAGCGGCTTGTCGTCGGCCGGGCGGATCTCGAACAGGTCGACCGCCGTGGTGACGGCAACCGCCGAGAAGGTGACCGTATAGATCCGGCCCTGCGACATGTGCCGCTCCTATCGCATGGTGAGACCGCGCGACGGGCGGCGCGGGAAGACGTGCTCGGCCGAGGCGGCGCTGGCTTGGCGGATCTCGACGGCGGCCGCGGCCATGTTGAACAAGGCTCCGCCGCCGCTGCGCAGGTCGTCCCAGCTGACCGACGTCGAGGCGACCCCGGCGCGGATCTCCGACTCCAGGCCGCCCCAGTCGCTGTTGAACATCGAGTCGTGGACCTCGGTCCACGTCGTCGGCGACGACCCGGGCGTCGCGCCGGCAGCACTCTTGTCCATCGCAACTGCCGCGTAGCACTCCGACGTGCTCGACGGCGCCGCCGACAACGTGATGCTCGCCGGAGTGGGCGGGCCTGCGAACCCGCCGTTCTGCTGGCCGGTCGCCGTGGCGCCCGTCGGGGTGCCCGTGTCGTACCCGGTGTACGCGACGACCGAGACGGCGTACATACCCGCCTGACGGCCGCCGGCGCCCAGCGCCAGCGTCATGCTCGCGCCGGTCGACACCTGCGCGATCCAGATCTTCATCACCGTCGGGAAGCTCGTCGGCGCACTGGTGATCGACACCGGGCTTGACCAGGACCAGCCGCCGCCACTGAGCGTCAGCGAACTGGCCGGATCCGTGGTGGTGCTGGCGTTCTCCATGTAGCCCTCGCCGACCACCAGCAGCGAACTGGACGGCGGGGTGAAGCTGCTGCTCGTGAACGTGCCGGTGCCGAAGTTCCCCGAGGTGCCGGAAATCTGCTGCAGCAGGTCGGTGCGGGCCAGCGCCACAGGTCAGCCCTCCGGCCTGGTCAGCCGCCGTAGTTGACGCCGGTCAGCAGCTTCGCGTTCGCGAAATAGTTCGATGCGCCGGACGGGGCGAACGACCCGTGCGCGACCGCCCACAGCCCCGACGCGCCGCCCAGGTCGGCGAAGCTGTTCCGGATGATCGTCAGATCGGCGCTTGTTACACCGACACCCGACGGGCCCAGCGCGGTGTCGTTGTGGGAACTGTCGTCGAGCCACAGCTTGAACGCGTGGACGTCGTCCAGCGCCTTCCACAGCGCGTACGTAAGGGTGCCGGCCCGCGAGTTGATGTCGGACGCGGTCAGGGTGAAGCCAGCCATCGATGACTCCCGGTCGGGGGAAGGTGAGGCGTTGGGGGTCAGGCGGCGAGAGTGCCGCGGTACATGCGCGCGAGGTCCCGCGCTGATGGGGTCAGCTGCAGGCCGCCGCCGGTCGTGGCGTACCTGACTGCGTAGTCGTCGATGGTCTCGGCGACCAATGCGGCGACCGGGATGTCGTAGGCCTGGGCGGCAACATCGAGCACTTCGGCCTTGACGTCGTCCGGCACCGTTGTCTCGCCGTGCATCAGGTCGATCTCGACCTTGTCCGGCGGGATCAGGCACGAGCTGCCGAACCCCTGCGGCCGCCACACCGTCCGCTTGATCAGCGTCCAGCCCGTGACCGTCACACCGTTGATTCGCACGGCGGTCACGGAGATCACCGGCCGGAACGGGAGATCGATCGACGGGCACGGCGTGCCGAGCACCGTGTAGGTGGCCGCGGTCGGCTCGAACCACGTGTCCGCCTCGCGGGAGAACAGCGCTGACGCGAGGGTGAGCACCTGGTTGGCGCTGTAGGTGTCGAGGTCCTTCTGTAGTTTCCCGGCCAGCTCGACGTCCGTCGCGTACTGCACCACGGCCGCCTCCTATGCCTCTGCTGCGAGCGCCCGCGCCACGCCCTCGGCGAGGGTGACGGTCGGCTTGTAGTACTGGTGGAACCGGGACGGGTCACCGACCCGGTAAGCGACGCCCGCGGGCTTGTCGAGGCGGAACTCGAACTCCGGCTGATACCCGGCCTGCTCGCAGGCCAGCTGCGCCAGCTCGACCATCGACGTGCCGATCCCCGTGCAGAGGTTCACCGGGTCCTCGGTGCCGGACTCGACGACCGCGAGCGCGCCGGCCACGACGTCGTCGATGTGGATCCAGTCGCGTACCTGCTGGCCGTCGCCCCAGATGACGAACGGGTCCTCGCGGCGGCGGCCCCGCTCGACGAGGGCCCGGAACGGGAAGTTCTCGGTCTGATCCTCGCCGTAGCCGGAGAACGGCCGCACGACCGTGACGGGCAGGCCCTCGCGGCGCGCGGCCGCGGCGAGGCGCTCGCCCGTGAGCTTCGTCCAGCCATAGGCCGCGTCCGGGTTACCGATGTTCCGGCGGCCTTCCCAGCGGATGTCGTCCTCACGCAGTTCGCGCGCGGTGGCGTGATCGTCTTGCAGGTCGATCGGGTAGGCCGCCGAGCTGGACAGGTAGAGCACCCGGCCCTGACCGGTGCGGGCCGCCCAATCGAACATCGCCGCGTCGAGCTGCGCGTTGCGGGCGAAGTGCTCGGCCTCGCCGTCGATCGCCGCCCGATGCGGGGCGGAGGCGGCCGCATGGACGACCAGGTCCCAGCGCTGCGTTCCGTGCCGGAAGTAGTCCAGGGCATCGACTCCGGTCATGACGTCCAGGCCTGCCGTCTCCCAGCCACGACGGTCAAGCTCGACAGCCATGTGCCTGCCAACGAAACCGGCCGAGCCGGTCACCAGGGCCTTCACCGGCACGCCCAGATCTGATAGGCGTAGACCCCGCCTGCCGGACGCAGATCGACAGTGGCGTGGATGTCCGGGATGAAACCCGCCTCACGCAGCATCTTCTCAACCGCCTCGGCGTCCCAGCCCCAGATGTGCTCCGGGTTGGAGTCGTCGTCTTCGCCGTCCGGAGTTGACAGCAGCAGGCGGCCTGCCTTCGGACGGATCTTGGCAAGCGCCGCGTCCGGGTCGTCGAGATGCTCGATCGTCTCCGAGCAGATGAACAGGTCGGCCGGCTCGATGTCGCCGATCGTCTGCTCGATCGGGCCCGTGTGCTCGTAGCCGGGCGCGTAGTCGCCGAGGATCAGGCGGGCGCCGTGAGACGCCTTCAGCCGGCGGGCGATCAGCGCGTTCCCGCACGACAGGTCCGCGACCGTGCCGCCTTGGGGCATCAGGTGGTGCGCGATCGCCGAGGTCACGTCGACCCGGAACAGGTGATCTTCCCACCGCCGATGATCGTGCGGGACGGCGTACAGCTTCGCGAGCTCGTCGGCCGGCGGCATCGGGCGCAGCCGCTTACGCATCATCGCAGCGCCTGCACTTTCGCCAAGTCGGCCGCGAAGTGCTCGGTCACGTACCGGCCGTACGCCTCCGCGTCGCGCTGGTACATCGCCTGGGCGTTGACCCGCTTGTGACCCTCGTCCCAGTCGGCCTTGCCGGCGATCGGGTGCATGTGCTCGACTACGACGTCGGGCAGGTAGCTCAGGCAGCCGGCGGCCTCGCCGAGGTCCCGCCAGTAGTTGTCGACGTACAGGTGAGTCAACGTCGGCGGAGCCATGTGACCGAGCGCCCGGACGATGTCCGCGGTCATCGCGACCTGGGTCGGGATGCGCTCGCCCTGCAGCAGGTCGTCGCCATAGACGATGCCGGTGCCGAGTTCGCGCAGTGCCTCGACGTAGAGCTTGTCCCACTTCCGGGTACGCGGGCGGTGGTCGTCGCCCATGAAGCCGATGGCGTACGCCTCATTGGCGAACAGCCCGGCGGTTACGTTCAGGGTCTTCACCATGGTCGACGGCGACGGGGCGAGGTGCACCGTGGTCCACGGGTAGGAGTTCAGCGCCTCGGCGTAGGAGAAGCGAGTGGGGTCGTCCGCATCGACGGCGAACACCAGGCGAGCGGTGGCGACCGTATCGGTGAATGCCAAGGCAAGCTCTCGCGCCGCCTCTGGGCGGCCGCGGGACGGGACGATCACTACGAGATCGGTCACGATGCCACCTCGGCGGGCTCCTCGCCCTGCTCGGCCAGTTGGGCGGCGATGGCCTCCTGCGCCTGGCGCAGGGCCCGCTGCTCCATGTACTGCTCTTCGCCGAGCCACAGGTGCTTGAAGTGGGTGGTCGGGACGCCGGTGTGCACGTAGATCGGGATGCGAAGCGCGCCCGCCCGCAGGCAGAACGACAAGTCCTCGCCAATGAGCTGCCCGGTCGTCGTGTTTGGCACCCGGTCGTACCAGACCCGGCCGTGCTCGGCCTCGATCTTCTCGAAGACGGAGCGGTGGATCAGGATGCAGGCCGCCCCGGTGCCGCCGACCTGGGTCAGCGTGTTCAGCGCGTAGTCCCAGCGGATCTGCCACCCGTACTGGCCGTCGACCTTCGCCCAGTCCATGACCGTCGGCGTTGCCGTGGTGCGGTAGCCGCCCAGCTGGTCGGGATCATCCTCGCGCTGCGAGAAGCACAGCGCGCCGACGATCGGCCGCTCGATCGGGTCGGCCGCCTCGAGAAGCCGGTCGACCGTATCCGGACGGAAGCCCATGTCCGTGTCGACCCAGAACAGCCAGTCCGCCCGCTCGTACTGCAGGAAGTTCCGCACCGCCTCGTTGCGGGCGGTCACCAGCCCATCGGTGCCGCACCGCATCGCGATGTGCCCGCCGGCGTGGATCCGGCCGGAGTTCGCAGTGTCGTACTCGAGCAGCTCGATCAAGCTGCGGACCCAGGAGTAGATCACCGTGTTGCCGCACACGTAGGCGACGGCCACAGCTTCGCTGCGATCAACCACGGCGGTTCCGCCTCTCGCCCGGCGCCGCCGTCGCCTGCTCCACCGGGGCGTCGAAGCCCGCGGGCTCGACGGTGAAGTTCAGGCCGTACCGGGCATCCGCCGAGAACAGCGAAGGCTGGGCCTTCACGATCGGGTCATCGGCGGGCCAATGCGAGCCCTGAACGACGCGCCGCTGCGCGCCGCCGGGGGTGGCTACGACGGCGTTCGCCGTCGCGTAGACGATCTCCATCTGAATCTTCTCCCAGGTGTGCGGAAGCCCCCGAGAACCTGGGATCCCGGGGGCTTCCTGACCTGCGGTGCGCTACCGCAGGTTGCGTGTCACTCGTAGCCGAACTTCCGGAGCTCGTCGCTCGCGGCCTTCTCGGCGTCCTTGTCGTCGTTCATTTGCGCCGTCTGGATCTCGGCGAGCAGCTGGTGCACGGCCGGGTCCGAGGACTCGGCCGCCGGCGCGAGGCTGGCCCGCGGCGCGGCACCGGCCGCGGGCTTGTCGGTCGGCTTGCTGTCGGTTGCGGTGCTGGTCTTGCTGGTGGCGTCGGCCATCAGGCTTCCCTTCAGGTGCGGGACATCGGTCGTAAGCACCGATACCCGTTCCTACGTGTTGACCAACAGCCGGAAGCCCAGGTCGTTGACGCTGTTGCCTCCGATTCGTGCGTACGCGAACCAGCCCCGCTGACCGGTGGGCCGGTTGTTGGTGACGTCGAACAGCTGCGGGACGAGTTCGACGCTCATGCCGCCGCGGCGGGCGATCACGTAGTTCGACCAGTCGCCGACGACCGCGAGCTCCGTGGTCGCCGAGGTGGAGCTGGTGATGTCGTTCATGTAGGGCGACTCGTAGACGCCCTTGCCGAACAGGGTGTCCGCCCACTCGGCCGGAAGGTTGTCGGTGAACGCGTGGAACACGTTCGCCGTGCCCAGCTGCCGGATCGCGTTGTTCACGCCGACCGACATCATCCAGTTCGCGCCGCGGCGGAACCGCTGCGGCAGGGCCTTCCACACCGCGTACGGGTCGGCCGTACCCAGCGCGCCGGAGGTCGTCACGCGCACCCGGACGTTGGTGTTCGCCGACAGCTGGGTGACGATGCCGTTCGGCTCGCCCGTGCCGGAGCCGCGGGTGAACTTGTCGACCAGCAGCTCGTCGTAGCCGGACGCCAGTAGGGTCTGCATCTCGTCGGCGAAGCCCGGGTAGTCCTGCCCGACCTCGATCGAGTACGGGATGAAGCCGCGGGCCATGTAGACCTGCACCGTCGGCTGGGCCAGCGTCGGGGAGTTGTCGGTGACCGCGACACCCTCGGACTGGAACGCCCAGGAGACGCCGGCGCTCGAGACGCCCTTCCACATGTTGGTGTTGACGTCGACCTGCTTGGCCAGGGTCAGGAACGGGTTCCCGGAGCCCTGCGCGGTCAGGATGATCGACGGGTCGATGAACACCGGGATGCCGAAGCCGCCCGCGGTGGTGGTGCCCTCGGACATTGCCCGGTACTCGTTGTAGGCGAGCACGGCGTTGCGCTCGTCGTCGGTGAGCATCGGGTGCGGGTCGGAGACCAGCTTCATCCACGCCGACCGGTAGTCCTCGTTCTCGGTGACCAGGATCCGGCGGGCGATGTCGGTGTTGCGGCGGACCGCCTTCTCGACCTGGTCGATCTGGTCGGTGGCCAGGTGCCGGGTCGAGTTGCGGTCGTCGAGGATCCGCAGCGCCCGGTCCCGGGCCTCCGGCACGGTGAGCCTGCGGACGTCGGCGCCCGGGTCGTCGAGGCCGTAGCGGATGTTCGCCAGGGCCCGCTCGACGGCCTTCGGCTTGCGCCGGAAGATCTCCTGGATGTTGCGGTGCTCCTCGATCTTCGAGATCGCCTTGTCGCGCAGCTTCAGGCCGTAGTCGAAGGCCTTCTGCTCCTCGGGGGTCTTCTCGCGCAGCTCGCCCTCGTCGGTCTGGTGGATCGACCGCAGGTGCGCGTCGAGCACCGTCACGTACGCGGCCAGCTCGTCGGGGGTCTTGCCACGGAGCTCGTCGGGCATGGTGTCACCGAGGTCCGCGGGGTCCTTGCCGCGCAGCTCCTCGAGGATGTCCGTCATCGGATGATCCTTCTGATTCGAAGCGCCTCGGAGTCGTGGCGCTGACGGGATGAGAGGGCTGGTCCGCGGCCGTTTCCTGGCTCGGTACCGGATTCACCGCCACCCGCACCCTGTGCGGGTCGCCCGGTGAGGTCTTCGATGCCCGCGGCCGTCGCGCGCCGCAGGTCGGCGGCGAGTTCGCGGATCATGGCGCGGTGCTCGTCGGGGGTCAGCTGCGCGAGCAGCGACCGCACGCCGACGGAGGTGGAGTCGTAGGCGGGGAAGACGACCGGGCCCAGCTCGTACAGCGGGTCGACCCGCAGGATCGTGCGCTTCAGCGGCCCGCGCTCGCCCGGGTTCCACAGCAGCTGGTCGAGCTCGCCCGCGTTGACCTTCACGCCGGCGGCGTCGGTCCACTTCTCCTCGGCGACGGCGAACCGGAACGACATGCCGGTGATCGCGCGGCCCTCGATGGCCTGCCGGATCGGCTCGACCAGGTCGTTGTCGAACAGCCGGGCCTGCACGAACAGGCCCTGCTCGTCCTCGTTGAGCTGCTCGATCGAGCCGATCGGCACCGACCCGGTCCGGGCGTCGCGGCCGTGGTCGAACTGCAGCACCGGCATCCGGGAACGCAGGGTCCGCTTGAACGCGCCGGGCGCGATCTCCTCGTCGAACTCGCCTTCCCACGACTGGATCCGGGTCGGCGTGTTGAACACCGCGCCGTATCCCTCGAGCGTCCGGCCGTCGCCCGCGGGCCCGGTCGAGCGGAACTCGGCGGCCCGCAGCAGAATCGGGGCCTTCTCGGTCAGGGTGCTGGTCACGCTGACCCTCCTGTCGGGGCGGTGTTGGGTGGCGTGGAACCAGGCGCCTGCAGCTGGACGCTGACCAGGCCGGAGTGGACCAGCAGCGACATGTTCTGGCCGATCACGGCGGCCTTGGCCGACTCGGGCGTGAAGCCCTCGCGGACCAGCTGCCCGATCGTGGTGGCGTTGATCTGCGCGATCTCGGCGGCGTCCTTCGCGTCTTCGCGCAGCAGCGGCATGTCGCCGGTATCGGTCCAGAGCTCGGCGTCGGACGGGACGCTGACGATCGGCGACACCGCCGCGGACAGGTCCTGCAGCGACGGGTAGACCCAGGTGTCGGCGAAGATCCGCCGGGCCATGCCGAAGTTGCCCGCGTTCAGCGACGACCCGGCCAGGCCCTCGGAAATCTGCAGCAACGGCGCCGGAACACGGCCCAGCATCGCGATGCGCGTCTCGCCCGCGCCCTGGGTGGCCTTGAAGTCGAGCTGCTTCAAGTCCGCGCCGACCACGGTCGCGTCCGCGCCGGCCGCCAGATACAGCGTCCGGTAGGCGTTGGCGACACCGGCGTGGTTGTCCTCCATCGCGTCGACGATCTCTTTGAACTGCTCTTTGGTCGCCGCGGTGATGCCCTTGACGACCATGTTCGGGGTCGCGCCGTTCTCGAAGAACCGCAGCTTGTGCTGGGTCGCCGCACGGTCGCCCTGGATGTCGTGCAGCGCCGCGGTCACCCACGACTGGCCCATGCCGGGCCGCTCCGGGTCGGGCAGCGGCGACCAATGCGCCATGTCCTGCGGCAGGATTGTCTGCGGCTTGGACCGGCCGGAGCCGATACCGCCGTTCTGGTAGACGTAGCCGATGATCTCGCCGTCGAGGGCAGCCGCCGCGTCCTCGGGCTCCTGTTGCGACCCGTAAACGACGGCGCACCAGTCCGGACGCAGGACGCGCAGCCGAGTCGGCTGGCGAATGACGAACGCGTTGCCGGCCAGCCCGGCGTGCCACTCCATGAGGGCCAGCAGCTCACCGGTTGTCGCGTTCGGCCACGGACGCTCAAGGATGCCGAGCTCCGTCGTCCCGAACAGCCGCCGCGGCGTACGCGACGACGGCCGGTTGCGGAACACGAACCGGGCCTGCGAAAGCACCAGCGCCCGCACCATCTGCGCGGCGAACGCCGGCGGGCAGGCCCGGAGGGCGGCCGCGTAGCCGGGCAGGGTCGCTGCGACCGCCTGGACGCGCTGGCCGGCCAGGGTCTGGTTCAGGCCGAGCGGGTAGGTGTTGCCGTTGTAGTTGAACTGGGACGGGATCAGGTACTCACCGAGCCACTGATCCGTCGAGAAGCGGCTCTCGTCGCGACCGCGGGCAGCGGCGATCCTCTCGAGCAGGCCCACCGGTCACTCCGTTCGTTTCAGGGACGAGTGCCGGTACGGGCCTCCTGCCAGCCCACCCTGACGGCAACGCCGATCCATGCCGCCACGAACCAGAGGACCGCGAACGCCTTGTAGGTGATCCAGCCGAGCCCGAACAGCAGTCCCGCGATCACCGTCAGGACCGTGCGCCAGAAATGCGTCTCGCGGGCCTCGGCGGTAATCCGCTGGGTCACCGCCTCGTTGAAAACCGTCATCGAGGTCTCCTCACCGCCAGGACGCGAAGAACGGCTGCACCTGATCCGGCGCGAGCGCACCGTCCTCGATCGCCTGCCCCCGCGCCGCGTACGCCAGTACCGCGGCCACCGCGGCGTCGATCAGCTGGCCGGTGCCGCGCTTGGCCATCTTCAGGTAGTGCGAGGCGATGTCTTCCTCCTCGCCCGGCCGAAGCTTCTTCTTCGACCCCTTCACCAGCACCGCGTTCTTCGCGTGCCGGGTCAGTGTCTCGTCACCGTCGTGCTCGAGCTGGCCGGCGGCGAACGCGGTCGTGAACCGCTCGATCGCCTTGTCCATGCGCTGCTCGACGTTCGTCGGGAACTCGACGACCTGTTTCGGCCAGCGGCCGGCCCAGGCGTCGAGGTAGTCCTGCCACCGATACGGGTCGGCGAACATCAGCGACACGCCGTACGCCTCGAACGTGTCCTGCACGACCTGGTCGACGTCGGCCGACGGCACCCGCCACTGGATCGCGTCCGCCGGGCGCTCCCAGGTGCGCAGGTTGAACAACTTGCCGTCCGACAGGCGGCAGGCGATCAGCGAAGTGGCGTCCCGGGCCTTCGAGCCGTCGAAGCCGAGCGCGATCGCCGTACCGGGCGCGAGGGTCTCCTCGGCGGCCAGGGCGTCCCAGCGGATCGGGTCGACGAACACGGACTGCCCGACGACGATCTCGTTCAGGAAGAACCGGCGGCGGTCGGCTTCCATGTGCTTGGTCGAGCGGGCCTCGCCGAAGATGCGGCCGCGGATGTTCACCCAGCCGCCCTTTTCGCGGGCGCTGTCGCCGTACTGGCGCAGCAGCTCCGCGTAGAGCGCCTCGTCGTCGTTCAGGTCCTCGACACGGAGCGGCTCGATCGCGTCCACGTAGGTGCGCTCGTCCGGGTTGTCGCCGGTGACCTGCGCCTCGGACCCCTCGGTCGGATCCCACGCGTTCGTGAGCTCCAGCCAGCGGCCGTCCATGCCGGCCACGTTCCGCTTGACCGCGCCGGCGACCCTCCGGAAGCCGCCCTGCAGCGTGAACAGGTGAGACTCGGTCATCGTCAGGAACGTCAGCGGCGCGCCGAGTCGGGCGCGGGCCGACGTGGTGACCGGCTCTACCTTCCCGCCGCCGGGCAGCAGGCACCGGGTCAGGCCGACGTCGAGGCCGATCGTGTTCCCGACCGGGCCTTCCTGGCCCATGGCGACGAACGGCCGCCACGTGTTGTCGGTCTGCTCCTCGGACGTGCCGAGGCAGACGATCAGCGGCGTCGGATAGGGCGCGCCGACCGGGTCGCCGTCGGCGTTCCAGCCGTCGAACCGGGTCGGGCCCAGCGCCTCCGCCCAGATGATCGCCGCGCCGAACGGGTCCTTGCCCCACTTCTGCGACCGCCGCAACTGCCCGCCGGTGTACCGCAGCGAGTCCGGCGCCGGCCAGGGCGCGGCGTACGGATACAGCCGGTAGAAGTGGATCAGGAACGTCCACATCTCGTCGGTGAGCCGATACGGCTCGCCCTTGAGATAGCCGTCAGGGACGACGCAGTGGGCCTCGATCCACTCGCCGACGTCGTAGCCGAGGGTCGGGAACTGGATGTCCTCGGTCGGCCCGCGCCACGGCATCAGCCGACGGCCTTGATCCGCTCCCGGGCGCCGCGGGCGGACTCCTGCCGCTTCTCGGCGACCTCGTCCGGGGCGATCTGCCACATCAGCATCCGCATCGCCTTCGGCGTCAGGCCGAGACGATCCTCGAGCTGCCGAGACTCCGAGAGGGCGTCCTTGTCCATGCCCTCAGCGATGATCACGCACCGGACGTAGCGGGCGACGACGCGGGTCCATCCGAAGCGCTCCCAGGCCACCGCCTGCGGCGTAGCCCAGAGTTCCCGCCAGAGTTGCGCCTCGGAAGCGCTGAGCAGGTCGAGCGGCCACGCCGGCGGGTCGCCCTCGCGGCCTTTCGCGGGCAGCATCGTGATGCCGGGGCGGGCGTTGCGGCGCGCGGCGTTCGGGTTCGGCGGCACGGTTTGCGGCACGGAGAGTCACCGCCTCTCGATATCACGCAGCGTAGTGGATCTTGGATCAGGATGGCCGTACAGACTGCGGGGAGCA